CTTCCGCCGACCCGCCAAAATATCCTAGCAGGAATGGCCACCCTCGTCGCAGGGATGGTTGCCGGTGATGAAGCATTTTTCCATTTCTCCGGCCACGGTTCCCTCGTGCGCGACACCAACGGTGATGAAACTACCGGCCTGGATTCGTGTCTGTGCCCCCTGGATTACAACGCGCCAGCATCCACCGGAGGCGGCGTGATTACCGACGATGAAATCCGCGCTCTTCTCGTGAATCGGGTCCCGCGCGGTGCGCGCCTTTACGTCATCTTAGACTGCTGTCATAACGGCACCGGATGCGATGTCCGGTATAAATACGAGGATTTCAGTATTCTTCTTCGCCCACCCTCCGCGCGCACCGGCGCACTCTGGCGCACCCAGCAGAAGGCATTTGTTCAAGGGAAGTATACAGAAACCGCGGGTGAAGTGTATATGATAAGTGGGTCGCGTGACGAACAAACATCCGCCGACGCATATATCAACAATGCGTTTGCTGGCGCGCTCACGTATGCGGTCTTCGCCATTCTCCGCGCGAACCAGTCCGCCATCCGGGGGTATTCGTGGAGCGCATTATTGCGCGATGTCCGCCATTTTATGCGCGTGAATCGTTACTCCCAGATACCGCAGGTGATGACCGGACAATTAATTTCTCCGGAGCGGCCGGTTTTCGCGGTCGTCGCGGGGGCGGGGGCTGGCGCAGCGCGTGCAGGAGTGGCAGCATTAGAACTGACTTCCGGTTCGGATTCTGTCAGAGGAGGCGGCGGCGGGGGGGCCTCTCCGTCAACTTTATTTAGTTTTATACCGAAATCTGGTTCAAAGAAATCCCGAAAAGGTATTCAATTCATTTATTAAGTGATTTTTTTTGATGATGTAGGCTGAATGGAATGTATTGTAAAAAAATTGAAATACTTTTTTTACAATAGATGATATACAGTGACCCGAACAAAGAACAAACGAACGAACAATGACCACCGTGAACCCGAGATTGGCTACACTTATGCGTGTGATTGAAGACCATCAAGACAAAATGCCTGAAGGCGAATACCTTGAAGCGATGAATGCTCTGGCCGCTCTCTATCGCGAAATACCGGCGGCTGGTGCTGGTGCTGGTGCTGCGGTGGAGGTGGTGGCTGCTGGACCTCCGCCCTCCTACTACGCATCGGCGCACTTGTTCGCTGCTGGTGCTGCTGCGATTGGACTTGAAGAACGCGTTGACTACGCCGCGTGGTGTCGCGTGACAAATGAACACCCTGAACATTTTGGAATTACACCGGAAATCTGGATGGAACTTTCTCAAGAAGAGCGCGACCTCTTGCTCCGCGAAGCAACCGAAATGATTGTAAACAACTTGGAACGAACCTGGATAAACCCTGACCCTGAAACGTGCCCCTTCATCGCGAGACACGCGGTTGGCGGTTGGCGACTTGGTGGTACTGGAGGGGGCGTTTATGAACATTGGGAGTGCGCGTGCGGATATACCGGAAAAACCAAACACTGGAAAAAACACGAAGAAAGCAAACGTCACCAAGATTGGGCGAAGCATCGCACGGTAAGTCAGCGGATGATTACAAAGATGAAAAAAGCGGTGGAGAGAGACGAAAGAGGCGATGTGTGCCTCTACAAACCACAATCCAGGACCGAATTTGGCGGAATCAGGTACTTCCCTATCAGCCAAGAGCGAAACGAGTGGACGCATCCAGAACTGTATGCGGATCCGGCTCACCGAAGCCCCATACCGACTGCCGACGGCACTGGAATGACGTGGTTTGTTCATCCAAGAATACGCCGTCAAAACTCAAGAGAGTATCTGGATTAAACAATGTAAGTAAGTGTGTGTGTGTGTTACTAACACTTTTTTTATAACCAAATAAAAAGTGTTAGAGCATTATACCACGCAGATGCGCTTACTTTACCTTTATTTCATCAACCCGACCGCCATCACTTACTCCTTCCTTCTTCCACTCATCGATCCACTCCACAAAGAGCTCGCACGCTTCTTCCGTCGTGATTTTCCAATCTGAGTAAACTCCCGCAATTTCGTTGAATCCTTTTTGCTTTTCTTGTTCTGGGTTTTCTGGCTCCAATATATCATCGGAAAAGATTTTAGCATCCCGCAGTTTCTCAATCATGGAGCACGCCATTTCCGGCGTGAGTTTTCCGTCCGCCAGCGCAGCGGCAAGATCGCAGAAGAATTTCTGCTCCTTTTGATGTTGTTGTTCTCTGCTGTTCATTTCTGTCTGCTGTCGTTGTATTCTAATATGTAATGAAAAAGTATTTCAATTTTTATTGGAAATAAAGACAATGTATATGGTCATCATAGAAATACAATCAAAAAAAACATTTAAATTTTTGTCCATAACCTACTCTCTCGTAGTAAACATATATTTTTGTTAACAATCTTTTTTTCTTACCAACCGAATACCGAATCGTCAAAATTGTAGTCTTCTTTGGCGTAAATAGACTTCACCGGTTTTCCGTTTTCCCATAACCCTTCAAATATAACGATTTCGCCTCCATCGCCAGACTTTTGAATATGGACACCATATCCGTGTAACTTGTCATTTGCCCAGGTTCCCATATACTCGTGCCATTTTGCGTATTGTGCCTGTTCAACTGCTTCCTCGCTTGTATAATCTTTGAGTGGGATTCCATAGACAAACGCTGGAGTGCGAAGCGTTCCCTGACCGTGACGCAGATAACGAAGTGTGTGACTGCCATCGCCGCCGCCGCCGCCGCCGCTTTCTTCTTTGTTTTTCTTGTCGTCGTCGTCAGTATTCACGCGCATATGCCCCATATAAACGGTTCCATCAGAATAACTGTATATGCGTTCGGTCGTCGTCGTCGCCGTCGTGTCAGATGCCATTCTCCCAAAATCAATAGAACTCTACTTTATAGAATAAAAGATTTCAATTTTATTCCGTTCTATAAATAACAAATAATAAAAAAGTGTTAGTTCACACACACTTACCTTTTTATCCCCCATCCTGGTGTAGAATTTTACTGTCCGCAGAAGAACGGCATCTGGTTCTGGTCGTCGCACGCCGCGATGAGTTCGTGTTCCTCGCTTGTAGTGAGTGTGGAGATGACACACTGTTGGAAGAATTCGCGAGACATTTCCTCTGGGTTGTAGACGAATGGTTGTTCGTTGTCTTCATCTCCCCATTTCTCGGTTGGGTTGAGTTTTGCCGCGAGGATATCAAACTTTGGGGCGCCTTCTTCTTGTTTTTCTTCGGGAGCAGCGGCGGCGGCGTGCTTTGATGCGCAAAGAGCGGATGCTTCAATCTCCAAACGAACTCGTGGACCGTGAGGGTGTGCGTAGGGTTGATGACGCTGTTGCTGTTGCTGTGACCTGGAAGAAGAACCAGACGACGGTTTCAATGCGGCTTGAAGCCACGGTTTGGCGAGGCGGTCTTGTTCACGGTGGTACGAATGGTCACGCTCTTGGATTTCACGTTCGCGACGTTCGGTGTCCTCACGGAGAAGATTGAATGAAATGTCGCGTTCTTCACGACGGCGGGGCTCACGTTCAATGTAGCGTTCTTCACGGTCACGGTCACGGCGGGGCGGCTCACGTTCAATGTAGCGTTCTTCACGGCGGCGGGGGGGTTCTTCTTCACGGTGACGGGGACGGTATTGAGAGCAGTAGGACGACGTGTGTCCAGTATTTCCACAGATTCGGCAGGCTTGATTCAGGAGCGTTGGGCAGATGACTTTTCCTTGGGGTCCGGGCTGGTCCTTGACAAAGTGGCTGGTATATTCCGATTCGGGACGTCCGGCATCACGGCAAACCTTGCAGAAAGGCTTGGCGGCGGCGGCGGCGTTATTGGATTGGTAGGTATTTCTGGACGACGACATTTGATTGCGATTGGTTGTATCTGGTAAGAGGCACTGTATTCATCTGATTTGAGAAAAAGGATTTCAATTTTTTTCAAATCGCTCGTTCAAACTCACAATCATCTTTTTTCCTAAAAATTTTCATCGTGAAACAATTCTGAAAATGAAGCCCGGAATTCATCCAAATCTTTTTCAGTTAAGTCGCTTCGTTTTCCTCGTGGAACTTTAGGGGTAGGAGCGTATTCTGTAGGATACGTCTCGGATGAAGAAGTTGACGTTGGCGAATAAATATACATTAGTAACTATACATGTATATTTTATTTATTTATACTATATTTCTGCAACATTGATACCATATTTCACTCTGATCTTTTCCCGTAAATGTTCTAATGCGTTCGCCATCTCCGTCGCTGTCGGTGTCGCAGTCGGACACGAAAATGTATGGCTAGACGTCCACCTAAATCCGTTCAGATTATCTTTACGGTCATAGACTAACGAGAGAATCGTCTCGGTGGGTGTTGTACGAACGACGCGTAACATTGTATATTTCGGCAATTGAGTCGTGCTCGCAGTTGTGCTCGCCTGTAATTTCGTAACATATTCGTTCGCGTGATTTAACTTCTCAAGTAAGGGAACTTTGGTTGATTTGGTCGTGACCCACGGTTTATTAAGCATAGGATGCGACTCTACTTTGAAATATTCTCTCGGAATCTGTTTCCCGTTTTTTAGATAGACCATCTCTCGGTAGTATACAACATATTTATTCATCATATTATGTGTGATGCCGGGTGGCAAAATCTGCGCGGTCTTCTTTCTCTCGCGTTTATCCGTCCTGCTTGATAGTGCGGGAGATTGTGGCAGAGGGGTGGCGTCGGTGGCGTCGGTGGCGTCGGTCATTTGTATACCAAGAGCATAAAACATATAAAATGAAACGCTCCTAAATACTATCAAGGTCTACAATGAACGCAATCCAGCAAGCAAAACGCGCACTGTCGTCGCAATTAATATTCAAATTGTCACAAATCGGATTCGCTCTTCACAGCACGTTGTGTTATACCAACCGCATCAATGTAGGAATTCACGATTACGCGGAATACGCCGCACAATTGCGTGATGGAGATTCTGTATTTATATCTACGAGAGAATCAGAAGTCCCTATTCATACCCTCGTCGCGATTCTACAGGCGCGTAATGTTCGCGTCGTGTTTTATATTATGGAAGAACCGCTGGTTGCGTGGGAGTTTGTTGAGAGATTACTTCCAGTGAGTATTCGGATACTCGTCCAGAATAACGAATATGACCACCCTAAAGTTCACATTATGCCAATCGGGATACGGGATTGCGGGACGATTGTCGCGATGCATCGCCGGTTTAACCAACGGTTTTTGCTTGAAAAGGGTGTATCGCTTCGGACGACATTGGGGGCAAATGTGCGACCTATAAAATGTTTACTGTGTTTCAGTTTATGGACACATCCGTCGCGACAGGAGTGCTACCAGTGGTTTACCAGTGCCGGTGCGGGTGCGGGCGCGTCGTCGTCGTTCGTATATAACCTCAATGACGGTGCGGTTACATCTACTACTAGCGATGAACACTGCTTTGAGAAAGTCCCGGCGGCGCTAGTCTACGATAAGACGCTGGAAAGCCGGTATGCACTTTGTCCGCGGGGGTGCGGTGTAGATACCCACCGATTTTACGAATGTATTTACTTAGGCTGCGTTCCGATTGTCCTCCGGACTCATACGGTGTTTGACAGGTTGTATGCGGCGTTTCCTTGTTTCGTTGTTGAGAGATGGGCGGATGTAACCGAGGAGTTACTTGACCAGTCCTACCCGGATTGTTTCGCCAGGATGCGCGATTTTCACGCGCGGTATCCGCGGTTTTTGACAGACCTGGATAGTATTGAAGGGTTGTTACGAGAGCTCTAGCGGAGCGGAGCCGAGCCGAGCCGAGCCGAGCCGAGCCGAGCCGAGCGAAGCCGAGCGGAGCGTTAGTAGGAAAAATCGTTATAATACAACTGAACTCCTATTTTAGCACCATCCCATATCATTATGTAAATACCTAAAAACACTAATATATTATTGTTGGTTTTATTTCCATTATATATAAGATAAGGTCCTACGATACATAATGCGAACACACGTATGATAAAATATAACGTATATAATTTATTTTGATTTTCACTACCGCGTAAATCGTTATGTATGACTTGTATCCATAATTTAACAGCTACCCATAAAAACAATAAAATGCCTAATAACAACATTGTATGATTTTTTAGTTTATTAGCAGAATACAATATATATGGAGCAAAAAAACATAATGCAAATATTCTTCCTAACAAATAAAATGTATTTTGATACTTATTGAGTAGTTCATTTATTGTCATGTCTAATAAATAATATATACATAATAAAAGTATATTATGCCGGTCCGCCGCTGGTCTATGAAATACAAACGCAGTATCAACTGCCGACACCCACGCGGATTCTCTCAACGCCAGCATTGTAAGTATGGGCGGCGGGGGTGGACGCGGCGTATAAAATTGAATCGTTCTTCGTGATGATTTGTTTCTGTAGTGTAGAAGGATTCACAATGTTGTCGTTTATTCAAAGAATTGTCACTCGGGCGCGCACCAACGCGTTGTCGGTGTCATCATCACTCGCGCTAGGCCGGTGGGGCATTCAATACGACCCAAAGATTATTCAGATTAAAATTGACCAAGCCAATGAAGACCATTGCGGGTGCTGTGTTTCGTCAACAACACCGGTATCGTCGGCGACTATGGATTCAGTAATGAAGACCCGGTATCAAAAAAGAGAGGAGTATTTACTGCCGTATGTGGTATAATGCGGTTTGATGTTTAGAATAATATATTCTCGGAATATACTACCACTCTGAACACGTAATTATGAATTGTAACACAATGATTTCGTTCGTCGCATTCGCGGTGATTTTTTTGGCGGCGGTGTTTTTATTTATCCGGAATTACCCGAGTGACCGGTGGTTTTCGGTTGTTTTTATAGTGGCGGGCGGGGTGTTGGCGTGGAATACGGAGGCGGAGGCGGAGGCGGAGGCGGAGGATAAAATTGAATGCTTTAATAACAATCCTGCCGATACCATAAACACAACGAACGAACACTACGATGGGAGCAACGCAGGGCAAGAGCAAGAAGGAACAGAAGGAGGCGGCGAGAGAATGGGCGATGACGAAGGAAAATGAAGTCGCGGAACTTTACGCACAAAATACGGAACTACGAAATCAGATTTTGATGATGCACGAAGATATACGCGCCTTGCGTGATATGCTGAAAGGGCAACAATCCGCGTTAAATGAGAGCGTGAAACAAATGGAGGAACGGATGACGGAGATGGAAAATGATGTGAAGGTGGTGCCGTTTGAGTGGAATACTATGTCTAAAACGCTTGCGCCGGTAATAGGGAGAGAAGCTCACCTTAATGGTGAAAACTTTCCAAACCTGAATGCGGTTTATTCTGGAAAACCATATATTGATGAGGTTGGCGCAATTAGATGTCACAATGTTGCAATCGGAGTTAGAGTGATGTCTCTTTCACGCTACGAAAAAATATATCAGGAACTTGAATATACAAAGTTCAAGGATGTGCGGTCAATTGATGGACCGCCAACACATTCAGGTGCAAGAATACGCGGTTCCGAATATGTAGAACAAATGAAAGCAAATGATAGGAACTTTGAGTATTCAATTGCTGTGAATAAACATTAACATCCCTTCAATACGAACAAAAATTAACGGTATTTTTTATTCGTATATATCTTCCGTGAACTATAGACGTCACCAATGAATATCAGTTTCAACATTTTCACCGTTGAAGATTGAAAATAAAAATAGGAACCGAAATATAATATGTCTAACGAATATGCTTCAAATAAAATAATTCCCATTCAGGAACCCATTCCGGTTTCTACAGTAACCTGTCAACATAAACTTACAAAATTTATATTAGAAGGTCTAGGATGGACCGGTAGTATATTAGTATTGTGTCCATACGTCACGACTTTTGAACGAGACATAGATTTTATATTGAATACGCTCGGCGCAACAGGATTACTAATTGTTTGTATTACGTCAAAACAATACCAATCCATCGTGATAAATACTGCTTGGATTATAGGAGGAATTTATAAATATTATGCGAATAATTAAGTAATAATATTATATTCTCTCGTTATAATATAACCTTAATCAATAAAAATGAACTTCAACCTCACAAAATACACAGGCGTTATGGCGTTTTACGCCGTGCTGACGTATATCGTGTTCCCAGCGTTCGCCTATTTCTTTTTCGGGAAGAATTTGGAGGCGGTCGGCAACGGTTTCATCGCCGGAAGTGTCGTGTCGGTGGTTCTGTGGCGGATGGTTGGGATGAGGATGGTGAAAGGAGGTGTAGAGATGTAGAATATCATAATAATAACAAGAATGGATGATGATTCAATAATCCTCAAATATGAAATCCGGGTCACCAGTGATGATGCGAAGAGCCTGGGTAGTGTAGGCGCGTTCAACGGCGTCGGCTTCATAATAGTTCCAATACGTGTCTTGAAGGCGGAGGTCGGGGTAGCGCGCATTATTTCTACTATGAACATTCGTGAAGTGGCTCATTGTGCAGTGATGAGGTGAAATTGGATATTCATTTTTTACAAACACGCCTTTGCTATTCAGGTGGGTGAATTCTGGCCGTTTTTCGCGGATGAGGTACGTTTTTCCGGGTATAAGGTCGGTTGGGGGAACAAGGCGTAGTGGTCGCATTGTTTGTGGTTGATGTGATTGGTTGATGATGTGATTGGCCGGAAATAAAAATACTTACGATTCAATTTTATTATTGATTGGTTTAGTGTGCTGAAGTCAATCCCCGTTAATCCAACATCACCCCGTATTTGGCTTTTACTTTTTCTTTCAATTTCACAATTTCATCTTTAAGTATATAATTTGGAGGCAAGACCATACGCATTTCTTCGCGGACACCGTCTTCTGGACGTTTTCTTTCATATACCAAGTGAGGTTTTTCTCTTTTCACGACAATTGATATATATTTAGGTAACGCCGTCTCTGGCGCGGCGGCAGAAGAAGCAGCACTCGCAGTAGAATGAGGAAATATACCTTTTTCCAAATCACTGACGACCTGGTTTGCGTGTTCCAATTTTTGTAAAAGAGGCACTTTTTCTGATTTGCTCGTCACCCACGATTTTTCAAGTTTGGGGTGTTCCACTTTGAAGTATTCCCGACTCCTCGTGTGTTCTTTGTTCAACCATTCGTGGTTATAGGTTACATATCGTTTCATCATATTTTGTGTCAATCCTGGTGGCAACTCTTTCGCGTTATATTTTCTCTCGCGTTTCTCGTCCTCACCGGCAGCAGTGCTGTTGTATTTTTGGTGTTCTTGTAGTGTAGCGATGTGTAAATTGTCGTATCGGTTATTCAGTGGGTTTCGGTCAAGGTGAGCCACCACATTGGTGTTGGCGGTGTAAGTTCCTTGACCCCACGTGTCCATAATCACTTGATGGATGAAGACATTATTACTATGACACGAAATATACCCGTTCTGAGTCCGATACCAAGTCATTTTTTCACCTTTGTTGTGGGTTGCCTCGTATTCCAGTATTTTTTGGTAGCTCGTGGGGCACAATTCACAGTATTGATTTGGTTCACAATACATAACGATATCTGTCACCTCGCCGGTTTGGGGGTTTGTGATTTCCCAGAGAGGGTTCTTCATTTGATTCGCGGTGCGTCCTTGCGTTTTTATGTGGCCAGGTTTGAAAGCCACTGTCACGGAGCTGGAAGCGTATTTCTGGGTGATATAGTCGTGTTGTTGTTGGAATTCATGTGCCATTGTATAGTGAAACGAAGTGAAGCCGAGCGAATGTAAACGAAACGAACGTAAGCGAAGCGGAGTGTATGGGTTATATTAGAATAGAAGAATCAATTTCAATTTTTTGGATAATGAAAAAATTGAATTCACAATATACATATTGAATTTATACTATGGTGTAAATATGCCGATTAAGTGTGCGTTTAACGACCCGTTGTCCGGGAATGAATGTCAAGAAGAAGCGAAATACAAGTTCAAACATGACGCGAAGGCCTCACGATGTAAGCTGCATCAACTGGAAGGGATGAAAAACATATTCTCAAACTTGTGTTGTCACGGCGACTGTATCAAAAGTCCCATTTACAATTACATTGGACACGCAGCAAAATACTGCATATTACACAAAGAACCCGAAATGATAAATGTTATAACTCCGCGTTGTATTCATCCTGGGTGTGAAATACAGTCATTATATAATTTCCCAGGCCAAACAGGAAAATACTGTGTCACTCATAAGATGCCTGGAATGATTGATGTCAAACATTGTGGTTGTTTGGAAGAAGGTTGCAAAAAAAGAGCAACATACAATATTCCAACAGAAAGCAAAGGGCTCTACTGCTCGGGTCACAAAAAAGATGGTATGGTCGACGTCAAACATAAATTCTGTGCGCACAAAGGCTGTCTCACCCGGCCTAACTACAATCTTCCTGGCGAAACCAGAGGCACACACTGTGTCGTCCATAAGACCCAAGACATGATTAATGTGACATCGCGGACGTGTCCTCATCCCGGTTGTTTGAAACAACCAACTTTCAATATAGAAGGAGAAACAACCGCGTTGTATTGTTTTGAACACAAACTGGCTGGAATGGTTAATGTTAAACAACAAACTTGTAAGAGTGAGTGGTGTTCAACCCGACCCCACGATAAATACGACGGATATTGTATGTTTTGCTATATGAATTTGTTTCCAGACAAACCAGTCGCACGAAATTTTAAGACGAAAGAGCGAGTGGTGGTTGATTATATTACATCTCATTTTCCAAAGTTTACGTGGGTTGCCGATTCACGGGTTGCTGGTGGGTGTTCGCGTCGGCGTCCAGACTTAATACTTGACCTCGGTTATCAGGTCGTTGTTATTGAAGTGGACGAAAATCAGCATATCACTTATGATTGTAGTTGCCAAAACAAACGGATAATGCAAATATCACAAGATGTCAACCATCGTCCAGTAATATTCATTCGGTTTAATCCTGATGATTATACTGATGAAAAAGGCCAAAGTGTTCCTTCGTGTTGGGCACAAAATGGAAATGGAATAATGGCGGTGAAGAAATCAAAGAAGAAAGAATGGGACTCGCGTTTGGAGAGGTTGCGCGAACAAGTGGAATACTGGACAAACCCAGAAAACGCAACAGAGAAGACAGTTGAAATTATAGAGTTGTTTTATGATTGTGATTGTGACTGAATGTAACGAACGAATGTCAACGAATAAATGTATAATACTTATTTTTATTTATATTTTCATAAAAAAATAAGTATTGTAAAAACGTGTCGAAAAAAATGCAATTAATTCGAGTAAGCCAACCCCCCCATCCCGGACATAACCCTCAAAACGTTGTAATTCACGGCATACACGCGAACCTTGGCAGTGTTAGTTCCCTCAACGGTGGCGTTGGAAAGAACAAGCTGAAGGGTAGCGTTATCAATACGAGAGAAGTTGCACGAGCCGGAAGGCTGGTGCTCCTCGGGTCTCAGTGCGAAGGAATACAGGTTGATACCGGTATCGGGCGCACGAGTGTGGTGCTGCCAAGGCTGAACGAGGTCGAAGTAAGTACCCTCGCGCTCAGAGAAGCGGTCCTGGCCGTTAAGCTGGAGCTTGGCAGTGACGACTGGGTTCTCACCCCAGCAGTGCATATCAAGAGAAGTCTCGGTGAGAACAAAGGTGCCGGCATCAGAGACACCGGAGTTCTGTCCAGAACCAAAGGCAGAGTAGTTGGCGGTGGAGGGCTGGTCAGTGCCGAGCTGCCACCAAGAGGTCTGGGTGGTGTAAACATCGGCGGCACCAGCGTCGTTGAAGAGACCGGAGGCGTTGATGTAAGAGGTGGTGGTGGCGACAACAGAGTCGTGGGAGCCGAAGGCCATAATGGCGTTGGGGAGGGCATCCACGGCATCGGTGTAGTTGAAAGGCTGGGCGCCGAGGAGACGGTTGAGGACAGTGCCCTTCTCGAGGGAAGAGCAGTAGTCAACGTTCTTGTCGGGCTGGACGACCCAGATGAGCTCCTTAACGGGGTGGTTAAAGTTGAGCTTGATCTTGTTGGAAGAAGAACCGACGGACTCATCACCGGTGAACTGAAGCTGCTCGATGAGGTACTCGTGGGGGTTCTGGGCCATACGTCTGCGCTCATCGGTATCCAAGAAGACGTAGTCAACGTAGAGAGAAGCGGCGACGAGGGACTGGTTGTAAGCGGAAGTCACCTTGGCGGCGCTGGATTCGTTCAGGCTGGACATAGCCCACAAGCACTCCTCAATGGGGCGGATATCAAGGTTGATCTTGACCTCGTGGTACTGAAGAGCGATGAGGGGGAGGGCCAGACCGGGGTTGCGGCAGAACCAGAACTGGAGGGGGACATAGAGGGTGGTCTCGGGGAGAGCATTGCGGGGAGCGCAAACCTGGCGAGGAGCGTTGGCATCGCAAGGGCCATCAATGTCGTTAAAGGAGGGGTCGGTGACGAAGGTCAACTGGGTGGTGTTGCCGATCATCTTGAAGTAGCCGCGCTGCTGCTCGGTGGACATAGTGAGCTGGTTCCAGATGTGCATCCAGTCACCGTATTGGCGGTCAATGCGCTGGCCACCGATCTCAACCTCAACCTGAGAGATGAGCTGCTCACCGGGAAAATCAAGCCAACGGGCGTAGACGTTGCCAGCGGAAGTGTTCTTGAGAGACTGGCTAATCTCAGGGAGAGTCACCTGAAGGTAAGTGCGGTACGCCAAATCACCGTTACGGGAGATGGTGCAGGTCACACGGCGACCGAAGTCAGCCTGGCCGTTGAAAGTCTGCTCGATAGACTCCATGGCGAAGTTGGTGTGACGCTTGTAGGAAACCTTCCAGAAAGTGATCTGGGGGTTACCAGTCAGGTAAACGTCTTGGGCGCCATAGGCGACAAGTTGCATAAGTCCTCCACCCATTGTAAAAAGCTTGTTATACTATTCAAAAAGAAAAAAAAATCGCGAAATTGACATATTATACGAATAAAACAATGAAATAGAAATTAAACAAAATTTGCTAAACCTTCTTATACTATTCAATAAACGGCAGTGGCGGTGGCGACGGTGGCGACAGTAGAGCGATGTCATTATTCAAGTATAAGCCTCCTAAAAAGATTATGCTTGATGAGCGCAGTATAACTACGCTAGACAGCAAGCATAAAGAATTACAGTCGGAGTTTCAATATATACAAGATACAATTATTCCGGGACTCATTGCGGAGAAAAACTCCCTAAAGGAACGATTGCAATTCATACGGGGGGGGTGTCCGCCGGGGGTTCCGCCCAAAGACGGCGGGATACTGTTCGGCGAGAGCCGAACGATGCGAGCGGAGCGTCGCAACTACGTTCAATTAGGGGGCGGCGGTGCTATAAGAATTGACCGACGGTCAGAATTGACGGGGGAAATACCTGGAAGTGTAGATTCTTGCGCCGATGATTCCTCCCAATCCAACGACGATTCTAGCGGCGAAGCGCGAGGCGGTGTAGTCGCGGAAGGGACCGGAGGGACCGGAGCGACGAAGCCGCCGAGCAGTATAGATGAATGCCTTGAAATCCGTGACCGGATTAAAGAAATCAATGCGACCATCAAAAAGCACCAACAAGACTATAAAAACTACTACCTCCACAACAGCGAGTATATCTTTGAATATTTTGAGACCAAAAAAACCATAACCAGTGGTGGTTCAATGAAAACGAAATCCCTAAATGCGTTCTTCAATCTCCCGGAAGCGAAGAAAACGGAGGAACTTTTCAAAAACCAGCATAATAATGTAGAAAAGTATCTGGCGAGTATTGACCAGACCTATATGGATGTTTCTAAATATGTATACCCTACGGATATTTGCCAATTCTGCCACCAAGGCGAAATGATACCGGTGGAAAGCGAAGGTATTATGGTTTGTAATCAGTGCGCGAAGCAGGTAGTATTCCTGATTGACAATGAGAAACCGTCTTATAAGGAACCGCCTAAAGAGGCGTGTTTTTACGCGTATAAGCGCATCAACCATTTCCGTGAAATCCTCGCACAGTTCCAGGCGAAAGAGACCACGTGTATTCCCGATAATGTGCTAGAAAGCATCAAACAGCAAATCAAGAAGGAGCGGATTGAAATTACCCAATTCACCGATAAGAAGGCGAAAGAAATTATGAAGAAACTAGGATTTAATAAATATTACGAGCACATTCCATTTATTAAAGATAAGTTGGGGATTAAGCCTCCGGTGATGACACCTGACCTCGAAGACCGATTGTGTAATCTGTTTATGGAGATACAAGCCCCTTATGCGAAATTCTGCCCCGACGACCGGGTGAATTTCTTGAATTATTATTATACGGTGTATAAATTGTGCGAGTTACTGGGTCGGCGCGAATTCCTGCCGTTCTTTCCGATGTTGAAAGACCGAGAGAAACGGATAGAGCAAGACCAGATATGGAAACAGATATGTATTGAATTGGATTGGGAGTTTATTGCGACACCCTGATGGGTGTTACACTTTTTATTACATGTCCTGAGCCAATAATTAAACTACTACCCTTTTTATGATCATCGGGTATAATGTGTGTATAATACCTTCCGGGTATTACCTCAAGTTCTTCATTTTCATTTCTTTTATAAATTATTAATTTATACGGACACATCCCATCAGATGATGGGATATAACTTATTTCAAACTCTTTTTTATGTTCTATAGGTATTCCATTATAATCATTACCACCATACACATAACAAAACGTATATTTTTCATTAGTTATTATTAATTTTACTACTTTTACTACTCCTGTTTGTCCTTTACCCAACGGTATAGTCTTATTATCTACACTTAGAACACGGCATATTACTGTTTCAGCATTGTCCGGGTTGTAAATACGCTGATTAAATAAAACAACACTTACTAAATCGTCTTTTTTAACATTTTCTAGTGGGTCACCTGCCCCCCCCCTCATCACCTTCCGTGATTTCACATTTCTCCGTTTCAAAGAACGTCGTTTTTGACGTTTGGAATTTCGGCGACGCTGAATTGTTCGTTTGGAAACCATTGATGCGTTTCAATAATTATATATTACCCGTATAAAATTATTTATTTTGTATAAATTATTGATTATGTATAAAATAACAGACGTATGTGTGCTCTCGCACCCGTCCTACGTCCGCCTCGCCTTCTTCCGATGATTACGCACCCCTCCTACTCCACCACTTGCGAGACTATGCGATTTATAGTAGACTTGCGCGTTGTCCGTATACAAACCAAACATTGAATAAGGGTGGCGCGGAAGCACAGTGAGTGTAACGGTGGTGAAGTGGTAACTCCCCGTATTCCGAATGGTCAGGGTATAAACACCTGGGGTTGTCGCACGAGATGTCGCTATAATACCGGATACAACGTTTATTGCGATACCCCCATATGAAGCAGGAACACCGTCCGCCAAGCGATATAACGCATACGCCCGACCACCACCAGTAATGAGTCCAGGCGCAGCCGTTTGCGCGTCACCAGATACGACGCTTGTCGCAAATGAACGCACCATCGCAGGCGGCGTCCCCGCGACCACTGTGCGCGCATAAGGCGTATAACCCATCGCGTAGATTTCATAAGGTGTGTTGGCACCGGCGTAGACCCATTTCGCGCCGATAGGTGCTGCGGCGGAGGCGGGGGTGCCCGTGAGTGTAGTATTTGCGGTGGTATTGGCCCAACCCGTTGTTGCCGCATTGTTTGTCAAATAAACCGTGCCATCCACTACACCAATATTTCCGGTAAGGTTGCTGTATCCAGGTATAATATATCCATATTGAGGATGGTTCGTCGTCCCCGTAACATAACAATTTGACACTATTTTATCCGTATTATTTCCGAGTAGATTTCCGAGGACACCTCCCGCATTATATGGAATCACGCCGACCGAATAACAATTCGTGATAGATGCCCACCCGCATTCACTTCCGATGATGCCACCACCCCAGTCTCCAATCGCGCCTCGGCTATAACAGTCGCTGATATAGTGATTTCCGCCAGAATATCGCCCGGAGATACCACCTGCGTTTTGGTTCATACTTCCGGTAGAGTAGCAATTCGCGATAGTCGCCGCGCCGGTGGATTGACCGGTAATGCCGCCACCATATGCTCCAATGAATCCAGTAGACCAGCACGACTCGCAACTCAACGCACCCGCGGTAGATGGCGAATTCGCGCCGATGATACCGCCACCAGTTTGCCCAATACTCCCCGCCGAAGAGCAACTCACGCATTTCACGGGTCCAGCGTATTGCCCGACGATTCCACCGCATCCAACGCCCGTATCTCCCGTGGAATGACAGTTCAGAAGAATCGTACTGGACGCGGTGGTCCCCTTCCCGAAATACGCTTGTCCTATCCAACCGCACCCGTCTGCGAGTGTGCTGCCGCCTGATGCGCGAATTTCCAGATTCGTGATGTAAATCGTGTTATAGCCATTTACACCGCTATTCCCGTTTTGAATGAGACCGGGATAATCAGTTATGCCGTCTATCGTGATAACGGGGCGAGTTCCATCTGGTTTTAGTGTTCTAGAACCGAACTGTATACCATCTGACCTGCAGATGAAATAACCGTTGGTACCTCCTCCTACAATTCCATCCAGTGTAATATCCGTGACAAATTCAATGGTTAATAGGCCAAGAGGTTGGTCGGAATTGATTATTTCAGTATGATATAAAGATAACTCATTCCACGAACCCATATTATTAACACTATAATACAGTGGTTCGCCAACTGCGGTTTGTCGTATATAGACGGTGGTTCCGCCTGGAAGGGAAATAGTAGGAGAAGGGCTGGCGCCTACCGCGAAACCCGTCTCGCTGATTGGACCGAGTAGAAGACGCGGCTCGGAGTCTGCGTCAGTTCCGACCGTTTCGTGAGAGACCCCCTCGGAGAATATATAACCGTATCCACGGCGGATAGGGTACATAACGCCATCTACTACAAGGTCACCAACACTGTCTGTTAAATATACTAAATGTGTATGTGTAAAACTGGAAATACCTGTATCGTGGTGCGCGGGCGTATCTCCTTTCACCCACCGCATCGGAATTGCCGTAATATGTGATAACTTGAGCCCCATACCCGCAAACAGTTCTGAACGAATCGTTGGTGTAAGCGGGACGGTAAACTGTTCGGATACGGACGACGACGACGACGACGACGCTTTTGCGTTCACGCGCGCTTTTGCGCCGACAACCTCCTCACGCGAGAGAAGATAGCCGATTGTCTCATTTGACAGAATATTGATGTATTGTCCTTCCATAAGAATATAATATATACATATACGAATATATTATACAATTCACGCCGTAGCATCAATCTTCACCCAGGACGATGTGTCTGGGCACAAATCTCGCGTATCGTGGGACACGCCTGGTCCGAACCAGACACTTGGATAACAAACGACCTTCTCCGGGTTCGCATTAAAATACGCACCCCACCAACTAAATGTGCTATTCGCGATGATATTATGGTCGCAAACACTCATTAAAAGCATCTGTTGCCAATCCGCGATAGTGTCGCGAACAAAATGAAATTGGATATCGCGCCCGTATGCTGGACCATTGACGTCTGTTGATATACGATGTTTTAAATCGGCGATGTGCTTGACAACAATATCTTTGTCACACGGTTCATAGAAGACGAGGATTGAATACGACTTCGGTGATGAATCCGAAGCCGCCGATGAGGCCGCCGAAGGTGCCGTGGCAACAATATGCGAAATAGCGCGATAATAATAGTCTACCGTCATCACAGGATGAATATGTAAATTCAGCACCGAGTCACCAATCCGGAAATGGATGCTTACTAATTCGCGACGCATCTTATCCTGAGATGAACATTCATTACGATAATAATCGTGACCCCATGTTTCGTTTTCATAGAGTTGCCTTATCCAAGTTTGTTGTTCCTTTAGTTGTATCATTTCACATATCTCTCTGTATTTATCTACGAAATATCGCTCACTCTGGAAATAACCGTGAAGACGCAACGGTTTCGGATATTTCACAGTTTCAGACGGAAGGGCTGTATAATGAAACCCGAGTTCATCCCATCGCGGTAAAGACTGAAACATTTTATCGGTGACGGAATTACTAGGTGTGAGATATCGGCGTATCCCGCGCAGTATTGTGCTCCAATGTGTATACCGAGGATGCCCGGGGTGACCAGATAATTCCTGTTGTTGCATAAAAAAGAATGTATCGTTATTGCGAAGGGCTGTCGCGATGACTGTAAATATTTGGAAAAGCTGGTTCCCTAATCCGCCCATAATTGTAGCCGTTAGCATTGTAACAATATAGAATACAAACAACTTCGGTTTAAGTTTGTATTATATCAAAAACTCTCGGAATAAAAACCATAGTTTGTCCTCACTTGTTTCGTTTACTTTTAAAATACAAAAATCGTCGCTCGTGGTTCCGGTCATCGTTTCATTCATTGTTCCACTTTCCGTTCCACGAGTCGTAAACACACAATGTGCGATGATATGTTGGTCGTCTTGAATCATCGCATTATTCGTAATATATTGTTCAAGAACATCTTGAAAACGGCGACACCACCATAACGCCTTTTCACGCCCAGTAATGTAAAACCCACCACTCAACAAATGTGCGAGTGGTGGATATAATTCTCTCGGAATACCAGTATCAGGTTCTTTATTGTGAAAATGATTCATATGAAAATAGTAACATTTATGTAAATTTGTAGGTGATATATTACACCCATAATACACTTTATCTTTATGAAGTCGGTTGATTTTATTTGGGTTCGGCCACTGTTTACGTATTCTCTCGCGATACTCACTCCCGGGCGATAAAGTATCGCGAAAATAGCCGACATCGCACCACCCATAATATTCCGTGTCAAAGTATTGTTGTTCAATGGTCTCTCTTACAAAATGCGTCTTTTCGCACCACAACATATTGAGACGCCAATCTGCGATTTCTGAGATTTTACATTCAGGTCGCGCATTGTTATCCATCCAAAATCTCTCGTGTTTATAATTGTGAAACTCAGAAAATGGTTTGAGGATAACCTTCATTTTTTGCCGCGTGGTTTCATCCAGTTTCTGTATTTCATTACAAATCCAGGGGTATTCACTCTCGCCAGTATAAATAACCAAATAAAACTGGTTGACGACCCCAATAAAATCACGAAACCAATTCATATGTTTTTCATAACCGTGTCGGTTTTTCATTTGATACAAGCAAGAACTAAATGTTATGTTTATCATTATCGGTCACGAGACGCTACACTGCGCTACGTTATACGTATGAAATATTATATAAAAACGAACGATATAGACAATATAGAATAGAATGCTTCGTAAATTCTCCGATATAAAGCACGCGATTTACATCAATTTGGATTCGCGATTTGACCGTCGTAAATTATTTGAAGAGCAATTTGAAGAACTTCAAACACGGTACCCGCAGGATTTCGCATTTACTCCAGTTCCGCGGTTTTCCGCCATCAAAGATGATAATAACGGTGCGATTGGGTGCACCAAAAGCCATATTGAATGTCTTCGTATCGCGAAGAATAACGGCTGGGACCATGTTCTCATTTTTGAAGACGATGCGCACCTTATTCATCCGGAAGTATTAATTCATCAAGTATCGTCCTTTCTCTCGCGGTTTCGCGATGATTGGGACGTTGTATTATTTTCCGGGAATAATTATCCGCCGTTCAAAATAGAAGCACCTGACTGTTTTCGGGTGGCGAATTGCCAGACAACTGGATGTTATCTCGTATGTAGTCGGTATTATGACACGTTACTTCGTAATTTTGAAGAAGGGTTGGCGGGGTTGATTGCGAATCCTGGAAATGCACCAGTGTATGCGTGTGACGCGTATTGGAAACAACTTCAACGGGTTGACCGATGGTATCTTATCACACCTCTTTGTGTCATCCAGCGGGCAAGTTATAGTGATATTGAGAAAAGGGAAGTGAATTACGAGAAAATGATGACGGATCTTGTGAAACGGCCGCCGCCGATGCGAAGGCGGTAACACGCGATGCCTTAGCTATCTGTCAAATATTGGTCTACGACCCACCACGCAAAATCCCGGTCACTCGGGTAATGATGTCCGGTCATTATGCGGATATTCGCACACTTGGTCGCGACCTCCATCACCGCCTGGGTTTTGGCGGGAAATTTCCGTGCGAGTATTTTCGCTAAATAATAGGTTTGAACAGCGTGCCCCGATGGATAAGCTGGCGTTGCTGCGGAGTCTGAACGTAAGAGCGTTCCATTCGCCTCATTGATGATTTCGGGTGCGATTTGTGCGGGTCGGGCGCGATTATAGAACCATTTCAGCATTTTGGTGATGAACATCACGCGGGTATTTGTCATAATGTGGTCCATTTCCACGATAGACATTTCGTCGGGTGTAATCACTGGTGTAAATGCTGCGGCGGGATTCATATCTGTAAGTCGGAAGAATGCGACGTCGCTCGGCATTCGCTTCATAATATATTCAGTAACGACGGTATGAACTTCCGTGCGGCTGTCTGGGAATGCTTTACCAAAACCTGATATTGTGATATTGAACGACGGATACCACCAATAATATCGTGTCGGTTGGACGAGAAGAACGATAATATATGTAATTGCTAAAGCTACGAAAATACGGAAACGGTCTGGGTCGCGTTCTACGATATTGTAATGATACGAACTAAAGCGCTCACGGAGTTCGGATACTGCGCCGCTTTCTTTTTTGGGTGGTGGCGGCATTCCTATCCACGAACGAAATGGATTGAGTCCTGGTAAAATCATCATTGTGGTAATATATACTAGTTGAAGCATATATTACAAGGAATGAAATCACAGAATCACGCGTGATATTTAGACGCGCAGAGGGGTGGGGAAGCCGACGAGGTTGGCACCGATACCGAAGCCGGCACCAGTCCTGGCGGAAACGGCCAAACTAGGGACATACGTATCCAGAATGCTGAAGGTGGCCGCGGCGGTCAGAGCAATAAGGGCAACCTCATCAAACGACAAACTGCGTTTGGGGATGGCGTAAGCGGCGATAGCCACCATAACACCCTCCACTAAATACTTAATGGTTCTCTTGACGAGTTCGCCTAAATCAAAAACTCCGGACATTGTGTTTATTTATTATAAATAATGTCAAGAAATTAATATTTACAATGATTGTGCGTTAAAACACTTAAACAACTATAACATATTATATTATACATCATTCCATTCGGCTCCATTTCATTCGGCTCCATTTCATTCCGCGATGTCCACCCCACTCCCCCCTTCCGGTGTTGAACTCAAGCACACCAAAACCGGTGATGTCAATCCTAAATATATTGATTTGTTAGAAGAAGACAAGCCTATCGCAGGTCAGAAGTTTGCGTGCTTGTCGTTCGTTTCCCCAGAATCCATTTTGAAACAGAAGGACCATTTCCTTTTTGAGAAGTTTCTTCATTATTGGGACTATCAAAAGTCAATGGAGAAGTTCATCCAGTTTCTTAACTTTGTGTCCTTTAAGCATCACGTGAATTTTGATAAATTGACGGCGGACTTTCAGGAATTTGCTAAAGAAGAGAAAGAAATACTCCAGAAGACAAATATTTATGACGAGTATAAGACCTTTTTGGATAAGCACGAGGATGACCTTGAGACCGAATTCAATGAGAAGCATAACTTCCAGACGAGTGTGCGCGGATTGAAAGTGCGCGGTGTCTTTGGTTCACAGAAGGAGGCAGAATTGCGTTGCCAGATGTTGCGTGAAGTTGACCCGAATCACGATGTATTTGTCGGACCTGTCGGTTTGTGGGTGCCATTTCACCCTGACGCGTATAAGACCGGTCGTGTTGAGTATATGGAGGAGACCTTGAATCAGTTGATGGCCGAGAAGAAGAAGAACGAGGAACAGGCCAAGAACGAGTTTGACAAGCGTGTCAAGGATACAAAGGCAAAGGCGATTCAAGAGAATATGAAGTTGGCGAAGGAGAGTGGCAATAAGTTGACGCAGATGTTGGCGAAGGACGGTGAGACATTGGTGGATGCGAAGCCGAAGGAAACGAGCGCAGCGAGTGCGGGCGTCGGCGAGGGTGTTGGTGGCGGTATTTGGAATGCTGGTGATGAGACCGCGTCAGTGACGATGACCGTGGAAGAGATGCGCAAGGAACTGTTTGAGAGCGAGGACGTCGTGATGGATAAGAAGACAGACCACGGGTTGTCGCGACTGACGGGGGCTGAGGAATAAGTATTTGAATTATACTGACCCACAAAAATGTTGATTATTATTACTGAGTGTAATACGGTGTAACGAATAGATTAAACCGCGACACAGTAATAATAATCTTTGAAGACTGTTTTATCTTTTACACTGCGACTCATTTTGGCGGTGGAGAATCCTTCTTCGGCTGCGGCTTTCGCAATCGTATTCCACGTTTTGAGGATTTGATTGGAATTTACCAACCGCTTTTCCACCTTCTTGCCTGTGGTTGAAAGTTGGACGCCGATGATTGGATTTGCGCCTTGTTCTTGGACCGCGTTCTGTTTGAGAGAATAATAACTCTCTTTCAGAGAAAGACCGTAATAGCCTTCATTCGCGGTTTCAACCCAAATCGTCGCCTTCAATGCGTTAGGACACGCATTCAAATACGTCTTCAGGTTCTTCAAATCGGTTTCACTGGGGGTCTGCCCCACCGAGATTTTCCATTGCTGATACTCTTTCAGGAGTGTTGAATTCAGGATTTTGCCACGGTCGGAGAATTGGCAGCACTGGAAAATAAAGGTTTCCACGCTGAATTGGGCTGGGTTTTCGGCCTCGGTTGCGATGACCTTTTTGTATTCCACCGTCTTCAACTTAATACCCTGATAGCCGTGAATACAGCCGATACGTTTGGGTTTGAATTTGACATCCATATAATGTTTCAATGCGTGGAAGGTTTCTTTCGCTGGTTTCGTGTGTGACCAAAGACGAAAACGCCCTTCAAGGTTCACGGATTCCTCTTCCACATCGGGGCGCACAATACAGCAGGTTGCGACGAACTGATTGAATTTCTGCGTCATTTCATCGTCGGGAAGAAGAACGTGTTGATTGAAGGGGGATTCATTCTCAGTAGCGACGACTTGAAGTGCCTGCGATTGTTGCGCGGTCTTCTCGAGGAGTTCATTGTTCGCAAGTGTGAGGTCGTGGATGGCCTTGTTTTTTGATTCAAGGTCACTGACGAGTTTCGCATTCTCGGCCTCCAATTCTTGATTTCGTTGAAGGAGACGGTTGAAATTTTCCACATTGTACATTCGTGCGTGAATGATGTCTTGAATATGTTTTGTAAGGCGCGCAATTGTGAAATTGGTGCTGTCATATGCGATGATTTCGGTTTTGTTTTTACCGGCGACTTCAATGGTGCGAAGTTGACGCTTGATTTTTGGGTGGTCTTTGATGTAGTTCTCAATTTCGACTTTGTTATGGACTCTAAATGCTGCGGCGAGGATGAAGTTCGTGTATTTCTTATGATGGTCGGTGACGCGGGTGGCGAGGTTATTGGTATGGCCAAACTTGATGAGTTTCTCGTTGTCGGCGTTGGTGTTGTCGATGGTGCCGAAATAAATACATTCCGTATTCACTGGAAATTGGCTGATAAGGGTTTGTTCAATTGCACGTTTCTTTTCTTGGGTGAGTGTGATGGTGGCTTGGTTGAGTGTGCTGATGACTTCGTTCTTTTGTTCGAGTTGTGCGCGGAGTTCGCTGCTTTCAGAATCGAGGATTTGGTGAAGAGTTTCTTCCATTTTCATATAGTACTCGTGGATTTCACCAGCTTTCTTGGTCTGGGCTTTAAGACAGAGAAGTTTGAAGCATCGGATGGTGAGTTTGATGGTTTGCTTGTTATGGCCACCGTGTTTTTTTGGTTTGTCTTGATTGGCGGATTGTTCTTCATCACTATCAGAACTTGAAGCAGTAATATTTTTATAATCAACATTAACTTTGAAGTTGGATTCAATAATTCTAATTGCGCAGAATTTTTGACTGAAATCCAACCATTTCCAGACGTCATCTAAATCGACAACAAAGTCGGTATTCTTATCATAATTGAGATAACAATAAAAACTACTGACAAACAGTTGTTGTTCGAATGTGTTGAAATTTTCTTTGATTTTTTCGAGGAGATGATTGTTGTATTTTTGTGACAACTTTGTAATCGGGTTCTTCTCGATGAGTTCAACAATGTTGAGGGTAGCAGAAGAGGCAGTGGAGGCAGAAGAAGCAGAGGACATCGTTATGAGCGTATGTTATACTATGTCTATACAGATGTCTTTAAGTTGTTTTAAGATACACAAGCAAGATTATACAAGCAAGATTGTAATATTAATTGTAACATAAAATTGAAATAAATAGACCAACTATATTCTCAGACATAATCGGAACAAATGAGTTCTTTCACGCGCGATTTGGAGGAGTTGGTTTGTCATTTCAAGTCACAAAAAGTCCATTTAACATTACATTTGGAGAAGAACTACCGAGAGAATATCCATTATATAAAATCACGAGTTACTGGTCTTTGCGATACGAGAAAACACGGAGGTCATAACCGTATCGTATATATGCTTACCGAAGACGCATTTGAGCTACTGAAAAACTCATTCAAGTTAAGAAGTAAATACATTGTAGACGTGTCAGATAATGTGAAGTGTGTCAAATTCCCAATGTGTATTGAAGCACAGACCATCGGGTTTATTGAAAACGCGTATCGCGGGTTACGTGCGATGTCCCGACAGTTTCAGATTGGACCGTATTTCGCGGATTTGTGCTTTACGGACGATTTGATTGTAATAGAATGTGACGAATACGGGCATCGCGACCGGTCTGTGGCGGAGGAGGCGGCGAGAGAGGACTTCATCAAGAATCAAGGTTACGCAATGATACGATACAATCCGAACGAAGCAGGGTTTGATTTGTCTGATGTATTGAATAGGATAAACAGGCGGTTAATGATGCTTTTATAAATGAAAAGCGAATTTATGAAAGCGGCGGGTCGGGAATATGGTCGTTTTTATAAATGAAAGCGATATTTATGAAAGCGATGTAAAAATATGCTTGCTTTTATAAATGAAAAGCGAAAATGATGGTTAAAATACTATTTTCGCCATCTTACTACACCCAAATGTAAAGCAACTTCCCATCACCACTTACTCTTCTTCACATTAATCTTCGGTCCCTTGCTATTTTTCGCTGCATTTGGGTCATATGACTGCTCTCCTTCGTCGTCAGAACCGAGATTCTTGGAGATTTCCCAGAATTCCTTACTGCCCAGCTTGAATGGCCCGTGCTGTTGTGCCTTATACCAGAAGATTTGGTCTTGTAATTTGTTCGATTTCGCGTTATTATTGATGACGAGACACTCATAATTCTCGGTGCACTGGTCCATCACCTGACAAAAGCTCTCAAAAGTTGGGAACATACCCGCATAATTGTCGTAGATTCGCTTACGATTCGCAATATATGGTTCACGGAGGATAAAAACGTAGTCGATATTCGTGCGGAGATTTGGAGGGATACCAAGGGGATATTGCATTGTGATGACTAACATTATCTTCCAATGACGTCCGTTCATAAACAAGAGCCTCATCATCACGTCCTTCGTCCATTTGTTATCATACAAACAATCATCCAATACGACAAATGTACGGGGGTCAATGGACGACTTCTTATACATATCCTGTTCCTTTTTGACTTGTTTTAGGACTGCCTTTTGACGCTTAAGAATATTCTCAATGATGGCCGTATTATACGCATCGTGGATGAATAGTTTTGGGACATGGGCTGCGAAGAATCCGTTGCCGGCCTCCGTCCCGGAGATGACTGTTCCGATGGGGATATCTTGGTGGTGAAACATCAAGTCTTGGACGAGGAAACTTTTACCGGTATCACGGCGTCCAATGAGAACGATGACTGGGCCCTTGTTTTCATCGGGACGAAAACTGATAGCCTTCATATCAAACTTTGCTAGTTCTAAATTCATACTATTGGTGTAGTAATAAAAATGAGATATATTATTTTTATCACATTTTTACGAATGGAATCCCCGTTTAAAATCAATATAAAACTTCTATTCATCAATCATATCAATAACGTCTACCTTTAGGAACAATGCCAAACAATACAGCCACAGCATCGGCATCGGCGTTCCAGCTTCATTACCGTAAACATAAATACACCCCTGATACGATAGAATTGGCATTACTGTATGATATTCAAAATTATATACCGATATATTCACGATTTTTTGATATCAACGAACATAACTACAACGGAATCCAGTTGAATCAAAAGTATTATTTACAAAATATTATAGCGAATCCGACGCAAAGTATTGACGACCGAGACCGAGACCGAGACCGAGACGATGAACGCGTGAATCATTCCCTAAACCATTTAGAAACGATTATTGGTGACGATAGTGGAAATACACACAACGCACCAATATTTGTAAAATATTCACCTCTTCTTGACCCTATCCGTTATTTATCGGGGAAATATGAGAATGTCGCCAAAACGCGCGCGCTTCCAATGTACAATTCTTCGCACGAAACGTGTGAAGATAAGATACTGAATACAAATAACTCGTCGTATGTTGACGGATTTTTCTCGTATTTGACCAGCCGCGCACTTCACGAACACGGAATTGTCCACGGTATTGATTATTATGGTAGTTATTTGTGTAAACAGCGCGAATTTTCCACCAATGTGTTTGATGATATAGACTATCTCGTTGGTTGTTCGTTTTTTAATACATATGAAAATGAACTGTTTACAATTGATTATTCTCAGTTTGGAGATGACGAATCAGGCGGCGGTGGCGGTGATCTCTCGGATATCAATATAAATAAACTAATGAAACTTCGTAACAAAATGAAACCAATCATTGGCGTAACGAATGCGAACGATAATAATTCCCGTCTACATATTCTGGATAGTGTTTCGGAGATTGACGCGGTAGCGGTTAAAAATGACGAATCAGTTTGTGTGAGAGAAGATAATACACCTGTTGAAATTGTTGAAATAAATCTCTCAGAGCCTCTTATTCAGACGTATGCCGATGCTGAACCGGTGCCAGAGTTATCCGCAAAAAATAGAACAAGAGAGAATGAAAGTGATAGCGATTCATCGCAGTCAAATTCTTCTTATACTACGATAAGTGACGATGACAATCACCGAGAAAGCGACGATGACGACGAGGACGAGGACGACGACGAGGACGACGATGACGAGGACGAGGACACAACCATTCAAGTAAATGATTCTTCATTTGACGACGACAACGACAACGACGACGACGACAACGATACTGGAAGTTATGACAGTGATGACGAACAAATTATCGTAAAAATAAAAGACTTTCCTATTCAAGCAATCCTCCTTGAAAAATGCGTCAATACACTCGACCATATTATGATGACGGATGAATTGACCAAAGAGGAATGGACATCTATTTTATTCCAGGTGATAATGACACTCGTTATCTATCAGAAAATGTTCGCATTCACACACAATGACCTTCATACAAACAATGTGATGTTTATTGAGACAACCGAAGAGTTTATTTACTATTTCTATGAAGACCAATACTATAAAGTCCCTACGTATGGACGTATTTTTAAAATCATTGATTTCGGCCGTGCTATCTACAAATTCCGCGGTGAACTTATCTGTAGTGATAGTTTCCATCCCAAAGGCGACGCAGCAACCCAATACAACTTTCCACCTTATTATAATCCAGAAAAACCTACTGTAGAGCCAAATTTTAGTTTTGATTTATGCCGACTCGGGTGCGCACTCTTTGACTATTTTATTTACGACCTGCGTAAAGTAGAAAAACTTTGTAAATCCGACCCTATTATTAAACTGATTGTAAAATGGGTTACAGATGACAAGGGGCGTAATGTGCTTTATAAATCAAACGGTGAAGAGAGGTATCCTGATTTCAAATTGTATAAAATGATTTCGCGAGCAGTCCATCACCACATTCCTTCCGACGAGATACACAATCCGCTATTTGACGAATATAAAATCACATATAAAAAATACAAGAAGCACGCAGCACTCGCAGCGAAGTTCTTGAAAAATGGGCGAAACACGCATATACTTATAAATGTAGATACACTACCTGTGTATTATACGCTAGCCCACGTATAGTATTAGACGTCGCTACAATTGCATTGCTCACGACGAACTGGGCGAATTCTCACACTAAACAAATCTCGGTGTGCCGGAAGTCCTTTTTTCGCGATGAACTCAATCTGACGCATTGTCCATCCCATACTACAACCAGAATGTCCGACCTCCATATTATTCTGAACCTGTGTGATGATATCGTCCTGACCCATACTGAACATGAACCCGCGGTCGGATGGCGGATTGTATTCCGAGAGATATTTCCATACATTGATTTCTTTATTTTTGATATTTGGAGATTCGCCCGTGCGAAGAATTGCGTACATTCCATCCTTTATCATTTCTTCTGACCATTTGTCATTCATATAAGAGAGATCGCAATCTCTCACCGCTTTGGACGTGAGAGGCCAATATTCTTCTATTTTGGGTGAGCGTTCCAGATGAACGAACTCGGATTCGGGGGAAGTGGCAGTAGCAGTAGCAGTGGACATAATAATAACGAGAATACGACGAAGAAATGTTATATATATAATATTATAATTGTGTTTATATTGTATAAAACCATATCAATTTTATACTATATAAACACAATTACAATAATATATATATATATATATAACGTTATTATTGAAATGAGCAATGACAATGACAATGACAATGACGCGCCCGATCGCCCCCGCGATACAATCACCATTGACAATAAAACCTACGACATCACCAACTTCAATCATCCAGGAGGGAGTATCATCAATTATGTTAAAAATACCGCTGATGCGACCGATGTCTTCCGCGAGTTTCATCATCGGTCATCTGAGCGGGTGAATAAAGTCCTTCAATCATTGCCAACGTACCCGGAAAGTGCGCCGTCGCCGCCGCCGCGTGTCGCGCCCGAACACGTGTTGACCGACCGCCAAAAAGAAATGACGGCAGACTTCCGAGAGATGCGTGAGAAACTCGTGAAGCAAGGGTTATTTGAACCCGATTATATTCACGTATATTTCCGCCTTCTTGAAATCGCATTTTATTTCGGGATGGGGACGTGGCTTGCGTCCTATAATATCTACGCATCCATGCTATCATTTATCGTATTCAAGACCAGGTGTGGGTGGATTCAGCACGAATGTGGCCACATAAGTTTTACTGGCAACAAGCGCATTGACCGTGCGTTACAAACATTTACAATGGGATTTGGTGGTGGGACGAGTTCATCTGTATGGAATTCAATGCATACCCGTCATCACGCCGCACCCCAAAAAATCAAACACGATATTGACCTGGATACAACACCACTCGTTGCATTTTTTAATCAGGCGTTTGAAAAAAACCCAAACGGTCCTAAAACCGCGCGATTTATGAGCCGGTGGTGGATGCGACTTCAAGCGTGGACGTTTTTGCCCGTTGTAAACGGTATATTCGTCCATTTGTTTTGGGTGTATTATCTTCATCCAATTAAGGTGATTCACAGGTTATGTTCTACGAAAAAGCGTGATGAGCGTGCGTCTGTCGCATTTGAATTGATATGTATGGCAGGTTCGCACGTGGTGTTGCCGCTTATTTTTTATACTGGCGGTGGCAGTGGTGGCGGCGGTCTCATCTGGTCGTATTTCCTTCTAATGGTCGTCAATTTCTGGAGTATTATCGCCCTATTTGGACATTTCTCTCTGTCGCATTCTTTTACTGGTGTAGTCCCGGAGACTACACACCTCCTATGGTTTGAATATGCGCTACATCATACTGTGAATATATCTATGAAATCCGCACTGGTATCGTGGATAATGGGGTATCTTAATTTTCAAATTGAGCATCACCTGTTCCCGTCAATGCCCCAGTATAAGAACGCCCTTGCGGCGCCGTATGTTCGCGCATTTTGCGAAAAATGGTCGTCAGACCTGAAATATACTGAGCATTCGTATAAAGACGCGTGGCGCCTGATGTTATCCAACTTAGACGAGGTTGGAAAACACTATTATGAAAATGGGATTTCTCACGAAGGACACGAACACGTGGAGTAGACTAGACTAGACTTAAAATTCGGGGGTATTCACAAATACTGCGGGCGCACTGCCACTGCCGCCGCCACCACCCCCGCCACCACCACCACCGCCCCCGGCGCCGATATTCTCAAATTGATTTAATATAAATACTGCTAATACTGCGGAAATACACACGACGATAGAATCACGGATAAGAACCTTCAATGGTTTCTGATTATCGGGTTCCACAAATCTCATCTCCATAAATTTCAGTATAAAATAAACAGCCGAGACCGCAACCCCAATAATGAATAATTTCGTAGAATTAAACATTACAGATACCCACTAGCGTAATGTATATCGTTCTAAATAGAGTTATATACATACAATTTCAATTATTTATTCGGTATTATACGAATTACGTTAGGTTTGAAACGCCATTATCACTGGCGGATAACAAACATACATCACACCGCCTGCGATTGCTAAAAACGCAAAAGAAAAGATGAAAATCAAAATGTCCAAGAGGAAAATATTATCATACCATTTGCCTGGTTCTTCTTCATCGGCCATATTATATACGAATATGTATTATACGATTATTTTTTATAAGTAGCACGACGACGACGCTTTATGCGCGTTTTCACATATGTATTGTAATGTCTGGCTTTTTTCCTAGAATACTTTTTATTACGCCGCGTGTGTGTCTTCGTCCTTCGCGGTTTTTTATGTAAAGAACCGCCGCCGCCATCGGGTGGTCTCTGAAATAATTTTTTAACAAGATCTACCAGGGCAATTTTATATCGTGTGAAAAATCCCACCTTCGGTGGTGTATCGGGTGGCCGCACAACACAATCACCTTCTGGAATTTCTGTAGAAGTTCTATCACTCTTTCTCAAAAATTCACCTATTCGGTCTTCTATATTTACAGGTCCAATATTTCTTACCACACTTTGTGTTAATGATCGGTATGGAACTCCAGGTTCTACAGATACAGATGATCTATGCGAATAATCGAACTTTGTAATTCCAAGCGTACTATCTACGGACAGACTCTGGGGCACACTCAGGGACCGACTAAGGGACGAACCTGATAATCGCCCGAAACTACTAAAATCGGCGCCTTCATCTATTTGCAATAATTCATCGATAATATCAGTGTTATAATCATTTACTGTTTTGGTCCACTTTACTATTTCATCCTGGGATGACGATGATGGTGGTAGAAATAAATAGTTATTTAGTGGATTATTTGTTAAATGTTGCGGAAATTGAAGATGTATAGATACCGTATGGGCTGGTGTTCCGGGTGATACTATAGTATCCAAACGTGTTTCCTTGTCCAAAGGATCACGCATAAGAGTAATATCGTCACTGTCATCACTCTTCGTATAAAATACTAATTTTAATCTATGGTTTCTTGGTGGATCTTGAGTCATACAATGTTCAATTCCTGCACAACCATTTTGTATCAAATCAAATGTTCTATCGGGCCATAATTCGTTAATGGCCCTTTTCATCATAATCATATCTTTCGTCTTAGTCTTCGTATTCGTTTTATCATCCGCAAGATGCTTATTTAAAGCATTCACAATACAATCATGAAATGAATCGTGTATTATATCTTTGTAAAGTTCATATTGTTTAAACATACCTTTAGTCAATTTTGAATCTTTTAATTTATTATTAAAAACTTCTCGGTCAAGTATCAAACTAAAAAAGTATTTCTTTCCTTGGTAAACTATATCTACACGAAAAGTCAATGTAAATGCTAATGACTCCAACAATCGTTTGTGTTCTTCATTAGGTGCTAGTGTAGTTTGGGTTTCATCCCATGTATACTTATCTTCATCTGTTGTCCCAACGCAAGAAAAACCGCCTAATAAAAATCTAAAACCCATTGACCAGAATGTAGGCACCGACGATAGTTGCTCAACTAATATTTCGAATAAATTTTTGGACTCGCCAGCTACTTTTTGCCTTAAATGGTCGGATAGAAATTGTTTTTGTTGTAAGCCAAAGCTTTGTATATCATCTATTATTTGTTGTTTTGTGAAGTCAACAAGTGATTTATGTGTTTCATTTAACTCCGTAACGATTTGTTGTAATCTCATATTTCGGTCACCGAAATATGGTTTTGTTAATAATTCGTGAATAAAATTCAATAAATGTTCATCTAACAACGCTGGAGATAAATTATGTCCAGTCACAATATTTACATTATTTTTGAAACGTTTAAATACGTCCAAATTATCTTGTAACAACCTATGGAATGGAACCATAATGACCTGTGGTACATCACTGAAATTCCTGACTATATTTACCAATCCGTCGGTTCTTAGTGGTTCTTGGGTGTTGTGTAGTTTTAGACTGGCTCCACTAAAAATACCAGGACTACGAGACATTGACTGGTCGTCGTGAATCATCCATCCTCCTCCCAAATCTTTTATATGCAAGTCTCTAGATCTACGGAATGGTTCTAAAAAATCAACATAATCATCCAACATTACATCTATACGATCGACCACACGACCCGGCGTTATTCCTTCTTCTTCCGCTATTTTACGAACAATAAGCCCGGAATGAAATTCCAAATGACCGGTTATATTCAAAGAATTTATATCCAAAGATTTTTTTTCCTCAACTGGTACTGTTATTTGTGTTGGACCTTGAAAAACCTTAAAGCAATCATAATAATCATTGAGACGTAAATGCTTTCCATAACAATTTATTGTTAATTCAACATACTGATTATATAATTGTTGTTGTTGTATGAATATTTCATCTAATAGACGAGGGTTTTCTACTGTATCAATGAAAACTCTGAGTATATCTGGTTCCTCGTCCATACTATCTATAATATATATATATTTATTATGTGAATTATGCCAACACTTCTATATCATCTAATAATGGCGGTGCGTTAATATTTTGCATATCATTTAATGTATGAATATCCAAGGTGTCCAGTTTTATATCGCCGCCAATATTCAAACGACCACTATCATCATCGTCTGCATCGTCTGCGTCATCGGCGTCGTGTGTCATATACTCGTTCTTTCTCTCACTCGCATCAGTTTCAAATGTGCGGATTTGATTCTCTCCAAATGATACGCCGCTGCCACTGCCGCTGCCGGTGCCTCCGCCTCCGCTACTGCCGTCAGTTGTATCATTTACCAGGTCATTATTTGTATGATTCACTGAGTCTGGCGCATTACTTCCATTTAATTCGCCAACAAAATCAAGTTGTCCGATACTCTCGCCACCGCCATCGCCACTGTCGTCCCCGCCACCATCTTGACTTGATACACGGTCGCGTTCACGATGACGACGACGACGCGTTGTGATTCCGTGGCGCGCACGCCGCTTCGCCGAAAGGTCCGCGTCTTCTTCCGAGAGAATCGGCTCTTGTTTAATAACCTCTTCATTTTCCGTCACTTCTACGACGTCTTCAATTGTTTCTTCTAAATACATCTTAATCAAATCTTCCACGGGTATATTATCGCGAATTGTATTATAAATACACTCCTTCACGATGATTTCAAACTCGCGATTATTGCGTTGAGTATGAAGCGGTTGTATGCCTTTCTCAAAAATATACACATTGGAATACAACTTTCGCGCGCTATTGACGTAAATTTTATGAATGAAATCCGAGAGTTGCGGGATTTTAATATCCACTTTCTTCTGCTTGGTTCCAACACGCATCACCGTCATACACTTAAGATGAATGATGTGGACGCACGTAATCAAATCTTCTAAATATCCGCATGTGCTGCGTTCCTTGATTCGCGAAGTCTCGTCTTTGATGATATTCGGGTTCCATTTGGGAACTCGCGAGAGAAGATTCTGAAATGTCATCAAATATTTGTCTGGTTCTTTGGAACCCACGCATAGCTTTACCGCTTCATCAAAAATAGACCGAAATCCTTCTTGAATGAGTGGAGTTAATATATTGACAAGACGAGACGCCCATTCGTTTTTTGATTCATATAATGATGTCACGGAATAATCGTCCATTACGCTACGCTTGCTCTACATAAAAGAAATATTTTCTAAACTCATTTTACAACGAAATACAATAAAATGGAGAAAAAACAACAGGAGAAGTTTCTCATTTCTAAATTCTTTGCGGACTTTGTCAAACATAATGAGGAGTTCGTATCGGCGAAGTTCTATCATTCCCGGATAGGAATGGACGAATTCAATCACATCTAACGCACAGTAACCCTGTTCATATAATAATACGGACAAATCCAATATTTTTATATATTCTTCGCGGGTAGGAGCGGTGTCGCCTGCGCCTGCGTCTGCGTCTGCGTCTGCGCCTGCGTTAGATAGAAAACTCGGATGAATCCGAATCAATGACTGTAATGTATGAGATTCTCTCGCTTTCGTAATTTTATAAGTATCACACGCTTGGTCTGCGAAGTAAGTGTGTAAGTTCACGGCAGGGCCGCCACCACCGCCACCACCGCCGCCATCCGTGTTTGTAAATACCGGCGGCGGAATATATATATCACAAAATCGCGAGAGAATTGGTTTCAGAAGACTATCCTTGTTTTCAACCACAATAAAAAAACGCGTAGATGAACTGAATAATTCAATACATCGCCTTAGTGCGGATTGCGCGTCTATGGTCAACTTGTCCGCATTTGTCAATATGACTGATTTGAAAATCGCACCATCTTTCAGGTCAATATTCGTCTTTGCGAAAAACTTCAATTCCTCACGAATGAATCGTATCCCTTTTCCGTGCGCACAATTCGCACGCATCACATAGTTTTTTATCGCGGTTTTATTCCCGTCATATACTTGCTGAATAAACCGATTTAATATATATGTTTTTCCACAGCCGTTAGGTCCATAAAAAATAATATTGGGGATTTTCCGGTTCTTGATGAATACCGCTAATTTGTTATGAATGTTTTGATGAATTCCTTCTAATTGACTTGTCATTATTGTATTGTTGTAATAATGACAAAATAGTTTTACATCCTTTTATGATTCACGCCGCGTTCACTTCCGTTCACAAATTAATAATTTGTTCGTATGGCATCACTTTGGACGGATTTGTGTTACTGGCACCGCCCGCGCCCGCCCCCGCGCCCGCCCCCGCTTGACCATCCGTATAATAATAGTTCGTAGTGTAATAGTAATTCGTCGGTTTGGACGCACCATAAAACGGCGACTCTTCTTCATATCCTTGTCCGTTATACATTCCGAGATAAGCCGTAGCCGCAGGTGACCCATCCTCGTAATAATACGCATTATGTTTCGCTGTACGTTGGTTACTTGCTGGGTCATTGGGGTCAATCCAGTTTCCAATTCCGCGAATGATGTTGCCAGTGGTGTCGCGAATCGTGCCAAATAGTCCGGGGCTGCTGCCGCCACCGCCACCGCCACCGCCAGGCGCGCCGGGGGGACCACCTGGACGCTGTCCATATCCACTGAAATTTCGCGTAATCCCGCGCCTGTAAATGTCATCTTCGCTCAGCGCAGAAGAGCTCGTATCCCGCGCAATATCATCGTATCGTGTCCGGGTCGTCGCAAGCAGATTCCTTTCAGTCTGGGTTCCATCCGGTAAATACGTCGCCCAGCGCGTGACTTTCAGGCAGTCCGCGTCAATACGGCACGCATCCGACCCGGTCTGACCTGGATTGTTACACTTCCACGGGCATTTACGCATCAACAGTATATTATTGCCTTCCGCCGATTTCACGAGGTTGCCACTCACGTCCATCCGGAAAATATTCTGGCAATTGCCTTCATTGCTAGACAGGTTGGACGGTTCCACGCATTTACGCACGTGGCCGTCATCACCGTATCGCCAGTTTGCGCCGTCATACCACGAATCAGGGTGGCTGGCGATGAGACGGTTTCGTCGCGCAACGGCGACATCATATTTCAGTTGTGCGTCGGTCTTCGCCTGCGGGGTCGTAGCAGAACGCAGGGCCTTATACGCCGATTCATACTCTTTCTGTGCCTCAATCGCCCAGTTCATCTGACGTTTCACATCGGAGATAAGGACATTCGCGGCGGCGCTGGTCACGTATGTAGTGCCATCACTCGCGGTTCCGGAGGTGGTAGGCGTGCCGGTAGATACAGTCGTCGCTGCGCGGGCCTCAATGGCCGGGAGAATATATTCACCTTGGTCCAGAACACCGCCATCTACTGAAAACGCATTATTAAGAGTCGCACCCGATTTGTAGGTGCGGATTTTCGCGGTCGTCGTGCTCGTTTTCGCCGCAGGCGTTTGAAGACCGGCGATGGTTAACTTAATGGGCGTATTATTGGGCAATGAACCGCCCAATGTAAACGCAACCACGGTCTGACCGCCGCCGTACGTATTTACGTCTGATGTAATGACGCCCGCACTTGATATTGTGGACAGTGTATCTTGAAGACTCGTCGTCGGATTCGTCCATACAAAAGAGATACCCAGGTCAATATTTGCCGTGCGTGTTACATAAGGAACTTGGACAAGGAAAATATCCCCTGATACCAGAGCATTCGTAAGCATCATTGTCATAGAAAATGTCGTAGCACTTCCGGTATAATTTGGAGATAATTGCGGACTTTCCGTAGAGATTTTACGGCACGGCAGCAACGTCGCCAGGCCTCCATAAGTCGTATCATTGAAAATACGCAATTGTTTCGCTGAATCCGAAGGCGGCCACAAATTCACGAGGACGAGTGTCTGCGCGCCAGAAGAAGGCTCGGCGTTACTTGCGAGAGATACATTCGCTAATCCAGTTCCGGGCGCCGCGGTCGTTCCGGGGGTGATTTCATTATTCACCCACTTCAGTCCAGAGATTTCTAGCGCGTATTTGCCAGCGGCCATTGGATTGGCGGTTTGAATCGTATATGTAATGACGCAATACCCGACATCCGCAACCTCGGCCGCGCCCGCTGCGCCCGCCACCGGAACTGTCACTGCCAAACCACGCCCATCCGCAGCGGTATCCAGGTCCGACGCTGTCCCAGCCGAAGTTCCCACGGTCGCGGGTAATGGACCGGTATACGCACGCATCGTCGCCTTCAATCCAGAAGCAGTTGTATTCTGGATATAATGCGTGGGAACCTTAATCGTGATGACTTTCGCAGGAGTAGAACCATTTACACCGCGCATCTCCGCAGTTGTTGTAAAAAGAAACCGGAATGTAGTTTCGGTATTTTTCACATAAGAGCATTGATTGATAATAAGGGTTCCATCCGAACGCGAACCCGTTGTGGACGCGGGAGGGTGCGAAGTTTGTGTCCGGACTTCTCCTTGATACCAAACGTGGTCTGCCATCGTGAGCCCTTCAATCACTCCTGTGGCATATCCTTCGGATGGTGCTATCCAGGACCCAAACCCACCATTCCGGTAGGTTCGTGATATCCATACACTCACCAATAACACTAAAATAAGCACGAATATGACTGTGTATTTATCTTGGAATAATTCCGAGATTCTCATTTGAATACTAATTTATATTGTTATAACTATCGTGTATATTGCTTATATTATATACGATAAAATAAATCTCTCGGTGTCTCTGTGCCTCCGTTAATACGTCTGTAGGCTATGTGTATACGGGTTCTGTCTAAATGCGTTCAATATATCCGGTTGAATTCTCTCGTTCAGTTTACTTTCATCGTATCCTTGCGGCATCGTCATCTTTCCGTAAATATCAATACTTGGGATAGAGGAAGGCGCATTTGTCGCAACCATCGTGCGATGATTGGCGCGGTCAGCGTCCAGTCGGTCTATCTGAACATTGGTACTCGGATTAAACAACGACATTGACCCGTGATTGGTTATATTTTTGTAAGTCTTGTTTACATTGTTGCGCTGGTTATATGCGGCGTTATAGAGACCATTCCCCATACGGGTCGCGGAACCACCCGCGGCTCCTAAATAATCAGTGCTGGTCGTCGCACGCTCCGTTTCTTCCGGTGTGTTTTGAGAGATTAGATAACCAGCAGCAGCCTGGCGTTCCACGTTGAGATGGTCATATCCAACCAAACCCACAGTTGTTTCCTTAATCGTGGTAGGTGCGCGGTCGGCGGGATTAAATGTCGCAGTAACTGCGGCGGGGACGGGCATCCTCGCATTCTCATAAAGGCGCGCATTACCGACAACATTCTCTTTACGCGATGGTTTCAATACGTCCAAAAGGGGCGCAACGACAGCCTTCAGTGCTCCGTGGATACCACCCATCTCATCTGGACGCACAGTTGTCCGATTATTATGTGTAAATTTATAGCTCATTCTTCCGAAATCGGCTTCGGTCGCGGTATTCTTCTCCGCAGCATAGGGATTAATCATCGGTTTTCCGTCATAGGTCTGGCGGCGCGTGTCTTCAAAATTCTTCGGCGCATACATTGCCCCGCCGCCATCCGCAGGAGCAGTCGCACCGAAATACTCGCTCGTCGTTGTCTGGCGATTACTCTCACGGTCCATCTCAATCGCGCGCTGGGTTTCTCCCTTCTCTGCGCCGGTCGTCGTAAACCACCTATCAGGTGTATTCACAAAGAATGTGTCTGGCAGATGCTTCTCCATTCGCCCTAAATTGGCCGTAGTTGGCGCGGTTTGGATGTAATGCGCGGCGGGTCCTTGATGTCCGTCGAGAGAATACGAAAGTTTGGGGTTCGTCTTCACGCGTAATTCATCCACCCCGCGGTCAATCCATTTCTCTCGCGCTTCCATTCCAGAATTGAATCCGAGCGTTCCTTGTGCGCTATATCCTTGGTCTAATCCAGGGCCGACACGCACCTCTTCCCACGGTTTCACATTTGCGATTTTCATACTAGGATTCACACGTGACTGATAGAAATCATTCTGGTTTTGCATCCCATTGGGGAGATGAAGGTTGTCGTGTGGGCGAAAAAGAGGCGCTTGTTCGGTCTTGGAGAAAAACTGCGAACCTGTGCCTACTTTATTATCCAGCACATTTTCGTGCATATTCGCACCGGTCGTCGTCCCGCGGATTTTTGCGCCATAATACGGCTCCATATTATTATGCGTAAATGTCCTCGGGTCAATTTTAGCCCCCATCAACGATGTAAACCCATCCTTACTGTAATTATCGCCGAATTGTGTATCTAAACTTTCGCCGTAGGGGGGCAACGAATCGGCGGACGATGGCAATGACGACGGAATGATGCTGTTCTTGTCGTTTGAAGAATCGCGACCCCTTTCCGCAATTCCGCGGAGGATGCCTACACCACCGACACCCCCTGCAACACCAGCCGACATTTTATCAAAATCCACACCTCGTGCATAATAACGGTCCGTCGCGGCGTTTGCGTTCTTATAGTCATTTACATTAGAACCTGTATTTGGGCGAATCACGGGATAATTCGTAGTAGGAATGTTTGTGTTGGGTAGATACCTTGACTCGTGCTTTCCGGCGTTTCTATATCCTTCGCACGCGTCATTGCTTTTACGATTGGATGCGATATATGCCGCGCCAAGACTTCCTAATATTAATGCGATTTCAGCCATATATTACGGTATTATATGTATATTATTATATCTATCTATATTATTCAGCTACATATAATATTACGCTTCATATAAATATTACGCGTCATATACTATGAAAACAATGCGGTGGTTCCGCTAAACTGGCGAAGATCGCCAACATTCACGATTCCGCCCGAATCGCCGCTGTCGCTGCTGCCTAAACCGCGTTCAGTATCGCGTCTCCCACCGACCATCCCTTCTAATGCCGGGTTCTTATTCATAGGATGAACTGTAAAATAAGTATCATCTGAGATTCCAGGAACCGTCGTCTGCGGAACAAACCGGTCCTTTTCAATGATACGTGTATTCAGGTTATTGTAAAACGGCATAAACACATTCTCTTGAGGGTCAAAGTGAAGCATCTTCCAATTATCTTGTTCTACATCACGGAGCATCCACGCTGGGTGAGTGGCGCGGGTCTGTTCTACGAAACTACCGCCTCTCATCGGGCACTGAATCATCTCGTTTGTCCGGGATGCGACCGACGCTCGGTCATCGTGGTGATAATTCTCAACCGAATCGCGGTTCAGTTTGCGTGATAAACCAAACAATTCCGCCTCAATATCCACGGAATTTGTCATAATATTCCCAGCCCAACCTTGCGCGCGGACATACGGATCTTCCATATAGAGCGGCTTATCACCGGGGCCTGGCGCATTCAAATGGTATCGCCCTACATCGGTAGATTGCTGAAGTTGTTTTTTGATGCGATCGGGGTCATCGCGAAATCGTGTAAATGACATAATGGAGTACGGAATACGGAGTATGGAGTACGGAATACGGAGTACGGAATACGGAATACGGAATGCTATTATATCGTGGTAAAATAAAACAAACCTAAAAACAATAACGTAGTGGATTGTAGATACGACACGACACGACACGACACGACACGACACGACACGACACGACACGATGTTGATAACTGAAGTAGACAACAATGACGCGACGCCAGCGACGGCCGAGATATTACGCAAACCTTCTAAATCTTATACCATTTGCTTGAATATGATTGTAAAAAATGAATCGCATATTATCATTCAAACACTGACAAATCTCTGTACATACGTGGATTTTGATGCGTATTATATATCGGATACCGGTTCAACGGATAACACAATGGACCTGATTCGCACATTTTTCAAGGAGCGAGGTATTCCCGGACACATCGAGCAAGTAGAATGGCGTGATTTCGGCTTCAATCGCACCTTGGCGCTTCAAATGGCGTTTCATAAAACCGACTATCTCTTTATATTTGACGCGGATGATTCTATTCACGGTGATTTCCGTTTGCCTCAACACCTCACCCACGATGCGTATCAGTTGAAGCTCGGACAGTCATTTGTATACTTGCGAACACTCATCGTAAATAACCGTAAACGATGGCGGTTTGTTGGGGTGCTTCACGAGTATATCGCGTGTGTAGATAAAGAGGAAAGTTCATTTGCGATTCAGGGTGAATATTACGTGGAATCTGGACGAAGTGGAAGCCGGAATAAAGACCCCAATAAATATACCAAAGATGCTGAGGTATTAGAGCGCGGATTTTATCAAGAGAGCAGTAATGGAGGCGACCGCGGACTTGCGGAGAGATACGCATTTTACTGCGCGCAAAGTTGGATGGATGCGGGCGTCGCATATATTGACAAGGCGATTGAATGGTATCTACGTGTTCTCACGCAAAACAATTGGACACAAGAAAAATATTACAGTGCGCTTTGTCTCGGAGATTTGTATAACAAGAAGGGCGATAAATACAATTCAATCAAATATTACAGTAAAACAATGGAATATGACGAAGAGCGCATTGAGGGTGTCGCGTCTCTAATGGAATTCCTGCGCGCTGACGGACTTCATATTATGGTAAATGCGTTATACCATAAATACAAGGGTTATAATAAATTCCCGCAAAATAAACTCTTCTTATCCACGGATAAATACCACGATATCATAGAATACAATAATTCTATATCTGCGTTTTATATTTCAGACAAGCGAAGCGGATATGAATGTTGTAAAACCATCCTCCGGCACAATATTATGGCATATCATTTCTTGTCGTCTACGTATAGCAATCTCGTATTTTATAGACACTTTTTTGAAGAGGACTCCTTTCCAGAGATTCTGCGTCTATTTTACACGGTAGACCACTACTTGGCCGTGGTCGCATCAAAAAATGACAATTATAGTGATGAAGATATTCAAACGTGGAATTTACTTTTTGCGAAAGTGAGAGATGCGTTGGTCGCGCCGTGCGAACTATTGAAAATAACTCACAGTCACGGTGACGGCGACGACGACGGCGATGGCGATGGCGCGGTGCGCGAGTTTCATTTATCTCGCCCGATTCATAAATTGCCGTATTTGGATAAAAATATGCCAGCACAGAATCCATCTATCATTATTGTCAATCGCAATCGGAATAGAGCCCCCCGCGTCATTATAACATTTACCACGTGTAAGCGGTTTGACCTTTTTCAACAAACGGTGAATTCCATATTGAATATGTGGACGGATGTGAATATGATCGGATACTGGTATTGCGTAGATGATAATTCTAGTGAGGAAGACCGTGCGAAGATGCGGGAAGCGTATCCCTGGATAGATTATTATATGAAAACCCCCGAAGAGAAAGGACACCGAAGTAGTATGAAAATCATTTGGAATAAACTCAATGAAATGCGCCCTGAATATTGGATTCATATGGAGGACGATTTCCTCTTTCACACACCGGGAAGTTATATTCATAAAGCCACACAAATGATGAAAGATGCGCAGAATTCTGGGTATAATGTGCGCCAAATTTTATACAACCGAAATTATGGAGAGACGGTGCGTGATTATAAGATACAGGGTCATAAGATATTGCGACGAGTCGCGCACGAAGTCGCACTTCACCAGCATAAAGTCGGCGGCGAGTTCAACTACGGAAACTGTCATTACTGGCCGCATTATAGTTTTCGCCCGGCATTGATTGACGTGTCCGCAATTTTGAATGTAGGAAATTATGATACACCGAATCAGTTCTTTGAAATGGATTATGCGAACAAATGGACAAAGCTCGGATATTTATCTGGGTTTTACAATCACATCACGAATCGTCATATTGGCCGACTTACTTCCGAGAGAAATGACCCTACGCAACCGAATGCGTATGAACTAAACAATGAGAGTCAATTTGTGGCACCGCCGAGTGCGGACGACGACTCTGCCTTGGTAGCAACTGCCGGGTCCACTGCTGCCACTGCCGTTGCCGTGAAAAAGCGATATTATTCTACGATTCCATTTGATGACGGGTTTGGCGCACAGTTTCAGCGATTCGTATGGACCTGTATTTATGCGGAAGAGTGCGAAGAGTCTATTTTTGTATACAGAACACCCGATAAGATGGCGCATAATTATAATGACGACCCGGATTTTATACCAAAACTGGAACGATTAATGAATATGAAGCCGCATTATATGAATTATTCGGATGTCGTCGCGCAAAACGCGGAACACGAACGTGCGGGGCGTCGCGATGAAATCATCCCTATCATAACACCCGATTTCTACGATATATTCAATTACATCGAGAGAAATATTGATACGTCTATGAAGAGCAAGAGTATGGTGCGAATCAAAGAGAACTACTGGCGAAATAAAGACCGACCACGTGAACGAGCACGAGTCTACTCTCACCATCACCATCACCATCACCATCTAGCCGTCCCTACGACAAACTCGGGCGGCTATACCCACCATCTAGCCGTCCACATTCGCCGTCCCAATTGTGATGATACGCGCCCCAACAGCGGTGAAGAATATACCAACGAGTATTATATCAAGTCTTTACTCACGATACGAGAGACATATCTGAAAGACAACGCGAACATTCGGATACAGTATCATATCTATTCACAAGGAAATGAGGATAAATTTGCCGACTTCATCAACGACGATATCATCGGGAAAGACGTAGCACTTCATTTAAATGATTCAAACGAAGATACGTTCTTGGGAATGACTATGGCAGATATACTCGTCACATCCGCGAGTTCATATAGTTATTGCGCGGCATTCTTCTGTGACGGTGATGTCTATTATACGAAATTCTGGCACAAGCCGTGTTCCTGGTGGAAAACATTAGAGTCATAGTATCGCGGTGGCTTCGGATGAGTGTGTAGTTTTTTATTCTAATGTAACAGTAACACGAAGACGACGACGACGACGACGACGATGAAATCAATAGACGACAATAATGAATATGGTGATTCGGATTTTTTAGCTGACCGCGACAAGACTATTCAAGATTTTCGCGCGAGCGATAAAGAAACAAAACATAAAATAATAGAAAAAATGCTTACTCTGCGACACAATATGAAATATAACAAACATTTATTGTCGGTGTATACGCGGGCGAAAGATCTTTTTGATACAATGGTGGATGAGCACCGTTTACAGTTAGACCATTTAGATGAAATATACCGACACTTAAATCATATTATTCGTGAAAATCACTCGTCGCATAGTTCTTCTAAAATGATGATGACCGAACTTATGAAAGACAAGAAGCGAATTGGTGCTTTATTGAAAAAAATGCGGGGAAGTTATGATAAATTAATGGATATAGATACTGTGATTGGAACTACGATTAAAAATATCAACGAAATTACGTTTATGGACGACCACACAGAGACTGCCGGAGACGACGAGGACGCTGAGTCAAATGGCGATGACGCTCACGTGGACGACGACGACACGGAGTCAGAAGACGACGACGACACGGAGTCAGACGAAGACACTGAGTCAGAAGACGAAGAAGACGACGACGACACGGAGTCAGACGAAGACACTGAGTCAGAAGACGAAGAAGACGAAGAAGACGAAGAAGACGAAGACACTGAGTCAGAAGACGAATACGAAGAAGACGAAGACGAAGACGACAACGAAGACGAAGAAGACGAAGAAGACGAATACGAAGAAGACGACGCGGAGTCAGAAGACGACGACGACGAAGAAGACGACGACGACGACACGGAGTCAAAAGACAAAGACAATGGTCTTATATATGTGTTCTGATATTCACGTTTTAGCAAGAATGAATATAATTTCGTTGAGCGCGCGAATCTACGCTGAATCATCCATTTACGACACACGCGCTGAAAGATACGCAACCAGAATGTTTTGTAAATTGCGACCATTTCTTCTCCTGGATGTAATATATGAGTTTCTATGATTTCAATATCAGCTTTACAATAGTCAGATATTGCCTTTACCGCTTTAAATTGGTCGTTATCTAGTAAATCAAATGTGAACAAACAAATGTAATGCGAATCTATATTTGGACTACTTGTATTCGGATGAAATCCGTGTGTTTCTGGATTAAATTTTTGACAGAATCCTATCTCATACCGCGACATATATCTTCTATATATTGAGCATAAATGTATGAATATAAATCAATTTATTATATTCTTAAAATATATATTATTGAAATATGGCGTCGTATATCAACCGATTATTCAATACCCCGTTTTTTCAAAACAAGTTCGTATTATATGGCAGTTTATTCATTGTATTACTGAGTATCCTGCGTTATTTGGCAAATCAAAACGTCAATGCGGTCATTCTTATGGCATTGATTGGATTGGTTATGTCATACTTTAGTAAAAATATGATTGTCGTTCTTCTGACTGCGTTTGTGTCGGTGTTTCTCTTGGAAATGGTCGGTTCGCGCGGTCTAACGGAGGGTATGGAGACGAAGAAGAAAGACAAAAAGGACAATGTAGACGAAAATGACAAGGATGCCGAAAAAAAGAAAGACGGTGTGAAGAAGGATGACGTGAATAAAGTTGACGTGAAGAAGCCGGAACCAAAGAAAGAGGGCGCGAAAAACCAAAAAAAATCAGAGAAGCAAGGAATGACGAAACTTTCCCCGGCGAGTTATGATGGAAAAGACGACGACGACGACGACGACGATAAAAGCAGTGATGGTCCCAAAAGCACAAGCAACCGTATTGATTATGCGTCTACATTAGAACAAGCATACGATAATATAGAGAACATTATTGGCGAGGATGGTGTGCGTGGTTTGACTGACCAAACGAAGTCCTTGATGAATCAGCAAAAGCAACTGATGGAGAATATGAAAGATATGGGTCCATTATTGAAATCCGCAGAAGGATTTATGCAGCAGATTATGGGAGGCGGTGGTATCGGCGGTATAACCGATATGTTGAAGGGCTTTGCGACACCGGGAGGAAAACCGGCCGCCGCAGCAGCCGACTCTGAGAAAAAATAAATATATAATAATACTAAAACGCGTTTAGCATTATTACAAAATGGTGAGAAGGTGTCCTCCTGGCGTATTCTGTTTTGAAAACATAACACTTGTCATTATTGCTGTGATTATGGTTGGTGTTGGGATTTACGCGCATTCGCGCTTTTTTGGCGGAGGCGGCTACGGTCACCACCACGGTCACCACGGCCACCACGGCCACCACGGTCACCACGGGCCGATGTTACTTGAGTCAACCGACCCGCTATCAGGTTCATTGGATTTCGGGATTGGTGGACCATCAACCAATCAAGATGTATTATTGAATCCGTATGTTCCGCCTCTGCGCGATAACTCGGTTGGCGCCACACGTCCCGTCTATGATATTCGGGGTGGCGTTGAAACCATCCACTACGGTGGAATGGGCAGTGGCGGCGGTGGTGGCGGCGGCGGTGTCCGCGTAAATGTTCCTACGCGTTCCGTAGATACAACGTATCGCCAGGTAGGTATTCTTACACGCAGTGGCAACGGCAACGGCGCCGCGTCACAGGAAACAATACTTCCATTGATTGGAAGACCATTATTTACCAATCGTGACAAATGGCAGTTTTATTCATTAAGCGATAAAAACAATGCGATTAAGTTGCCGGTGATTATTAATGGAAAGAGCGGAACTGGCGAATATGGTTGTAACAATGTAAGCACTGGCGATATCGTATATGTAGAAGGATACAATGATGCGTTTCGGGTCACGGCGTATGATAGTGCGTCGTTGCGTTATTTGCCGTTTTGAAACCTTATTGTCATCTTCTCTCAGCCGCCACTACCGATGCCGCTGCTGCTGCTGCTGCTGCCGATGCCGCTGCCGCTGCTGCCGATGCTGCTGCCGGTGCCCCTCTTGATGTGGCGGATTCTTTATGTTCTCTTTTGTATTCTTCGGCCGCTTCTTTCGCTTTACTTTCCATCTTTGACATATCAACCTTTTCGTATATTTTCATAATCTGGTCTATCGTTTCCTGACCAGTGCTCTGTCCAGTCTTTGATGTCTCATCTCTCGGAAGTATCTTTTTATCTGCTTCTGATTCCGGAATAAACTCGTCAGTAGCAGTACCCCATCCCATAAAATGAACCAGATTCATTTTTTCTAAATCAGAATCAGGGAATACGAATTTTCTCACGAGATATGCTTTGTAACGATATCCCTGTGAATCAATCGCATCTATCTCTTTGATTTCGTCTTTAGAAATTGGTGAGGTGTTAGAGATGACCTCCGGGCTTACTGCTGCCTCCGGGCTTACTACTACTGCTGCTGCTGCGGCTGCTGCGGCTGCTGCTGCTGCGGCTGCGGTTGCGGTTGCGGTTGCGGTTGCGGCCCCTTCCTTGCCTTCCTCGCCTTCATCGCCTCCCTTGCCTTCCTTGCCTTCCTCGCCTTCCTCGCCTTCCTCGCCTTCCTTGCCTTCCTTGCCTTCCTCGCCTCCCTCGCCTCCCTCGCCTCCATTGCCTTCCTCGCCTTCCTTGCCCTTTTCGCCTTCCGCCGCATCTTTCTTTTTTCCCACAGCGCCTTGTAACCCTTCTAATAATCCAGCAATACCGGTTACATTTCCTTTATTTGTCAACTTCGTGACTTCTTTGACTTTTCCATCCGCCAATGGTGTAACTAAGGTTTGAAATTCAATCGGAAGTCCAGGCGACTCAAACGCCAAACACGCGCCATTCTCACCCATCGGACCTTTGCCAAGCAAGTTCAATAATTGACCTAAAATCTTCATAACGTCCGGTGGAATATCTTCTTTGTTTTCAGTGAAAATAGTCATCAATTGCGTGAAGCCAAATTCTTTCTCCTGACCCGGAACTTTGTATTTAAATGCGGCCATTTTTCCCTTAAAATCATCATACCCTTCATTTTTAGCGAACTCAGGATCGGATAATAATTCTACCAACATTTTGAATACATCCTTCGCCTTGGTTTTACTATCTTCATCCTTATCTTCCAGATTCATTCTCGCTATTTCGAGAGCTTTGCGTAGAGTTTTGATAGTTGTCACCTTACATCCAACCGATAGATTTACGACATAACTATTTGTATCATCGGTGATGACCTTCTTTCCTTTCTTCGCTTCATCCGACGAGACCGCCGCCATCGCCGCCGCTTTCTTGAAATCATCATCGGACATTGGTGCTACCTGAATTCGGAATTCACTCGGGTCAATGAATTCACCGTATTTTATCGCACTTTCGAAATCATCTATAGTTGCCGGGCTTCCATTTCCACCTAGTTTATACAAACGGCGTGAATCCGCTAGACTGATTGGGGCATTATTATTGCCAGGAACGGCGATTTTGATAGATTCATCGGCCGATGTAGGGTCAACTGTTCCTTTCTCCCCCGTAAAAATAAATACATCATTTGGGTATTCGTTACCCATTGTATCACCATCCGCGATGCCTACCTGGTTAGATCCCACGAAATATAATTCCTTTTTCTTTGCCGGGATTTTACTCTCTGATTCAAAATCCTTCTTCGTCGCGAATTTTCCGTATAATATACGGCGTAAATCAAAGATATCTGAATCGTGGCGATTTAATTTCTTGCCGTCTGGTTTCAATTCTATTTGGATATAATAAGGCAATCCGTTCTTCGCAAGAAATATGATAAGATTCTGTGCGTCCCCTGTTTTTTTCAGTTCAAATGTTTCACTATGAATAGAAATATCGCCTTCAATTTCGGGGCCTAAATTAAATCCTGGTTTCTTATCATCCGTCGGGCGTTCGTCTTTATAAACTTTACTAGGATTTGACTTATAAGACGAGTTAGAAACCATATCAGTACCAATTTTCAGCAGTTCAAATCCGAACGACCCACCACCTGTCATTTTCTCTCGGCGTTGTTTCCGTCGCATCCGTTTCATATTGTCATACTTCTCCTTCATATAGGATAAAACCGGTAGCGGAATATAACGCTTGAGCGTCTTATTAAATACATTCTTCAGTTTCGTCGGATAAGCACCGACGCCGCCATCGTCAGTCGTTTTCGTCGCAATTTCTCGCCGACTTCGTCTAAATGTCACAGCCCTCCGCCTCACTGATTTTCGCGCCTTTTTCCATTTTCGCACACTTTGTTGTCGTTGTTTCCGTATTTTTCGTATCTTATTTCGTGTTAGTTTCATACGATTCCATATACATAAAATATATATAATATTATATAATATAAGACGAGGTAGTCATTGCCATAGAAAATGTCATCCAAAGGAAAATCAGACCGTGATGCGCCAGTGAATCTAACATCGGATATTATGCGAAAAGAAGACCGCGCTTGTTCGTCTACATGTAATTTTTCATACCAATATAACACTAGCACGTGTAATGTATTTCATAAGGGGACACATTTGCGTATTCCATACGACAGTGGCAGTGGCGGAATATACCCCGCAAGATACAATGGGGTAGATTATAAAGTAGAACATATTCATATTTACCAACCATCGCTTCATCGTTATGATGGTGCTCTCGCTGACGCGGAGTTGCTTGCGTATCACTCCAGTGCGGATGGACGCAACCTCATTGTATCCATTCCCATTAATATCGGCAATGGTGCGGGAAAGCAGAGTTCGGACATTATGAATACCATCCTCCAGAATCTTCCGAGTCGTTCAGCCAGCGGCGGAAAGTATATCTCAGATGTCAATAATTTCAATTTAGGAAACCTTATTCCGAAAGAGGGGTTTTTCACCTATGTCGGCAAGCATTTATTACCGCAACACACAGGTGTATACAATTATATTGTCTATCATAAAAAGGACGCGATTCTCGTATTCCGCGATTCTCTCGCAAGTCTAAATGACACATCTCGTGATACCGCAATCAGTAAAACCGGTCCAATCAGTGAGAATACAATGCCGCGAAATATGTATTATTATAACAAACGCGGTGCGAATAATGCGAAAGGCGCTGGCGACATTTATATCAAGTGTAATCCAACCGGTGAAGACGGCACGGTATTATACCAACAATCGGCCAATAATGGCGAACTCGGTAGCTTGGCAGAGCTAGACTTGAACAAATTTGGTCTGAACTGGGAAACGATATTACAAAACGATATATTTCGTACTCTTATCGGCACGATGGTCGGACTACTTATCGCCGCCATCTTATTTTATATGTTCCGGTTCATTTTCAACCGTATTGGTAATCGCGTGAATGCGTCAGGTGTGGTAATGGGGCAGCGTGGCGGCGGCAGCGGCGGCAGTAGCGCAGGTTCACGATAGAATAACACAATGTGTATCGTAAATAATACACATTGTTGTATACGCAGGCGCGCAACCGCGTTAGATGACTCCATCATAATCGGGTTCCACTGCGCCATATAGTTTACCAAGCACGGGTTGGAATGAAAACCCGTCGGTTAACCCAATATCATCATTTGGCGCAATGACTACGAGACTATCCACAAGCTCTTCTTCAAGTGTCTTCGTGGGCGCCGGGTTCATCGCGGTCATCACCTCTTGCTTCTTTTTCTCGGTGGGAGAGAACGTTTCAATTCCATAGATGCCAGTCGCGCGACTTGACCTGCGAATGAACTCATACGCAGCTAAGAATCCTAAAATACCAACGACGGGGTTGGTGCTTAAGAACAATGTAATGGCGAGAATAATGACAATGATTTGACCGTAAATGCTTTCGGCGTATTGCGCCAATGCGAGAGGGACGGATGGAGTAAACACGATATACAATATCAGGAGGACGAAAATCACCATTTCGTGTTGTTTCTCTTGACGCATTAATGTCCGAAAGGTATCCATTGTATAGTTATTACTATTATATGATATATTATTCTAAAACTAAAACATATAGAATTGAAATCTCTCGGAGTCTTTGTAGTAAATCTACACCGACCGACCGACAATGACTACCACCGCCACCGCCACCGCCACCGCCACGACGTATTACGGCCCTCGCGGATATACGCTCCTGAAAGAATGTATGGATGCTGCGGACCTTACATTATTGAGAGATGAACTGACCGTTGGCGCATATGTGCCTAAAGCACCTGTCCAAGCCCCTAAATTCCCAATTTACCGCGAATGTTCTAAAAAGATTTATATCCCCAGGTTTTATGGAACCAAAATTTATGGCATCCCCGAAGAAACGCGAATTCCCCCAGGCGTGCCTGTATCTGAATCTCTCGTATTCGCCGGCGAAATGCGCGAATATCAGAATATAATCGTAGATAAATACATTCACCAAGTGACCAAACCTGAAAATGCGGGAATGGGTGGCGGCGGACTTCTAGATGTAGACCCAGGTAAAGGAAAGACGGTTATGGCGCTGAATATTATCGCGCGCCTCCGTATGAAAACACTCGTCATCGTCCATAAAAGTTTCCTTTTAAATCAGTGGATTGAGAGAATCCAGCAATTCTTGCCAGCCGCACGGGTTGGAATGATTCAGGGGCAAATCGTGGATATTGACGACAAGGACATTGTCATCGGAATGCTCCAGTCGCTTTCAATGAAGGAGTATCCGAGAGATATGTTCAACACATTTGGTCTCTCCGTCTATGACGAGTGTCATCATATGTCCGCTGAAGTATTCTGCCGATGTATGATGAAAGTTGTCACGAAATATACTCTCGGATTATCGGGCACAATGGTGCGCAAGGATGGACTCACAAAAGTATTCAAATATTTCCTGGGGGACGTGGTTCATAAAGAGAAGAACGACACGACAACCCACTCGGTGATTGTGAAGGGAATTCAGTATAAGGTAAACGACCCCGAATTCAACGAGACGGAATATGACTATCGCGGCAACCCCAAATTCAGCACGATGATTTCTAAAGTGTGTAATTATAATCGGCGGAGCGAATTCATCCTGGATGTGCTACAAAATGAGCTGGCGACAAACCCGGACCAACAAGTGATGATACTTGCGCATAATCGGTCGTTGCTGGAGTATTTCCACGACGCGATAGAACACCGGAAAATCGCGTCGGTAGGGTATTATGTGGGCGGGATGAAAGAGGCCGCACTGAAATTGAGTGAGAGCAAGAAGGTAATTATAGCGACGTATGCGATGGCGTCGGAGGGGTTAGATATCAAGACATTGACGACACTGATTATGGCGTCACCAAAGACGGATGTGTGTCAATCCGTGGGGCGAATCCTGCGCGTGAAACACGCCGCCCCCCTCGTCATTGACATTATTGACCCACAGGATGTATTCCGCAGTCAGTGGTTGAAACGCCAGACCTATTATATCAAACAGAAATATCGTATTATTATGACAGACTCGGAGGGGTATTATAAAAATAACTGGACGGTGAAATATGAACCGAAGACTACGGCGAAGACGACAGTGAATGAACTAGCGGACGCAGACATTATTGAAATAGACGAAGAGACAGGTGTTCTCTCGGTGACGACGGAAACAAGCGCAAAATCCAAAATAAAGTCTACCATTCCGAAGATGAATGGAAAGTGTATGTTTGAGCTAATGGAGTAACGGAGTCAACGGAGTCGGAGTCACGAAGTGACGGAGTCAACGGAGTCAACGGAGTCAACGGAGTAACGGAGACGGAGCCGGAGTCAACGGAGTCAACGGAGTCAACGGAGTCAACGGAGTCGGAGCCGGAGTCAACGGAGTCAACGGAGTCGGAGTCAACGACGGGAGTCATTAGACCGGATGACAGCTATTATACGCCGTATAAGGCGCCGGATTTGCTAGAGCGATTGTACCTGGAGTGACACCGGTCCCTGCGCCTCCAATAGAATACGCGGCATTCGCATAACTGCCGCCACGTTGGCTCCTCTGCTTGTGACTATGGCGACGACACGCCTTACATTTACGACGACGACTACGACTTCCACCGACACCAGTCACAATATCGCAACCACACTTTTTATTATGTTGGCCAGTTTTGCGAGCCTTTCGCTTACTGCCGCGCTTGCGACGACTACGACCCCCACGTGTAACCGAGTTATAACCAACAGTGACTGGCGCATACGACCCGCGTGCATAGGCACTATCTGCGTTCCCGCCATCAAACGAATGAAACTGGCTCATCCCGCCTCCACCTTGAACAAACGCGCGCCCAGCCTGGCCCTGATACATATTCCCGGTTCCACCACCGACAGGGATTTGTTTACTTGATAACGCAATTCCGGCATTATGCTCGGCTAGAGGATTTGAATTCATATACTGCGACATTATTACTATATACGAATATTATTATTCGTGTATGCGAATAATAATAATAATGTATTCAATATAATATCAGTGCCTGTTACGACCGATAATTCTTATTGGAACGCCTGCGGCAAAATGCGCGCTTGGTTCCGCGAGCATACTTACAGCTCTGGCGAAGCTTCTTGCTACCGCACTTCTTCTGTGTTTTTGAACGGCAAGGTGATGAATGTAAACGCGCTAAATACTTTTTCTGATTCTTGAAAACAAACGGTTTGATTTTACGGATTTTCTGACCGCTAATAGGCGCGGAGGGTTGAAGATTCATATGCTCACTGCCTAGACGGATTTTTCTAGCACCGCCAGTGAGCGGCTCTTGTGAAATTGCGTCTTGAGAAGAGGACATTGGTGTTATATACAATTGGTATAATAATTCAATTCAATTCATCGTCAATCAATGCGCCAAGTATCAAACGCAATTCCGGTCTACCTGATGACATTTGGAATCCTGTAAGGGAACGCGACAGTTCATCTACATGGCGCATTTGTGTAATATGGTCTCGGGCATCCATCATAATCGCGGGAGTTGAAATACCGTATTCTTTCTCAAACGGGTGTATGATATTTCTAAATAGATAGTCAAGAGCGATTTTATAACTATGCATCGTGGGAGGAATATAACTCAACGGGTTGCTGAAATTATTCACGTTAAATACGAGGCCGTTTATGATATATTTATGCGCCCATATGTATTCAAACATTTCCCGTGTATTATTGATACCTTCGTGTGAAATGGCAGTATGAATCCAGAGCAGCGGAGGCGTAGCCGGAGCACGAGGCGTAGCCGGAGCACGAGGCGTAGCCGGAGCACGAGGCGTAGCCGGAGCACGAGGCGTAGCCGG